AAGAACATAAGAGTAAAATTAAAGTGTGGTCGGAAAGTTTTAGAAAACATTCCGATGGAGAAGTTATATTGATTGCCGCGAACGCAGACGAAGAAGATATTAGGGTTTGTGAAGAATTAAATATCACATATCATGTTGCAGATGTTGGTGACCCGTGGTATATAAATAATAAAAGATTATTTCACATATCACAATTTTTAAAAGCAAGTGATATTGATGTTTTCTTATCAACAGATGTTTTTGACGTTCTATTTCAATCAAATCCATTTGATAAATTCGATTTAGATAATTACGATTTATTTGTTAGTAATGAAGGTATTATGTTAAGAGAGGAGCCATGGAATACTGATGTTATTAATAGATGTTTTCCTGGTGAAATTGAATGTTGTATTAATAATGAAATCACATGTTCGGGTGTTATTGGGGGTAAAAGAGAGTCATTGATGCATTTATTTGAGAAAATGCACTTAATGTGTGAATATGCTGTTAATGGTCACAATGTTAGGGACCAAGCTGCATTAATAATCATGATGGCGAAAGGGATGGTTGATAAATTGAAAGTTTTTAGTTTAGATGAAGGATGGGCAATGCATTGTCAATCATCTGGACCAACACAATTCTTTGAGTCTTGGGGTTTAAGGAGAAATTTAGAGTCTAGATATGGTGTACCAAAATTTATTGATGGTAAAGTATATACCGGAGACGATAAACTATTTGACATCGTACATCAATTTAATAGAGTACCTGAATGGCATGAAATTTTAATTAAAGAATATGAATAACGTATATTGTGTTTGTACAACACCTGAAATGTACCCACATTATCACCAGCATTGGGATAATTTTAAAGATAGTGGTAAAGAATTTTTATTTGTTTCAGATAACACAAAAGATAAATCTTTTGATATTGGATTTACATTTGATGAAAATGATTTAAAAACAAATTTAAATTTTAATACTGAACCGAGCACCACTAATTATTGGAATTGTTTAGGTAGAAGAAACATAGCGTGGTTTTATGCACATCTAAGGATGTTAAATTTCTACATATCCAATCCAGATTACGATCACTATTGGTTTTTTGATGATGATATTAGAATGGACAATTGGTCTAAATTTTTTGATGGTGTCGATAAAGACGATTCAGATTTTTTAGCTTATTTTTGTTTTAAAAATAAAGGGGTATTATCGCAACCGAATATACATACAACAGATAGTAGAATGTTTTCAAATGACCAATGGTTTTATAGGTTTCCTGGTCATGGAGCTGTGATGCCAAATGAGGTAACAGAATATTTCGGTTCCTTCTTTCCAACTACAAGATTTTCGAACAGAGCATTAAAACAACTATTAACAGATAACGAAAATCAATTTCACGCATATCACGAAGGATTTGTACCAACCATGTTAAATTATCATGGAATGAAATTAAATACAATAATACAACCTGATAATACATCATTATTATTTGATGTTAATGAGGTTAACATATATCATAAAAACGTTAAAATAACATGGGAATGGCTATAAACAATCCGGTAATTGTTACCGCACTTTACGACATTGGTAGGGATAAATGGGAAAAATTCACACAATCATATGGTGGATACATTCATTGGATGGAACGAACATTATCCTTAGATTCCAATCTTGTAATATACACTCAACAAAAATTCAAAGATGAAATTGAAAGTTATAGAAGAAAATATGATGTTAATTTAGAAAAAACTATTATTGTTATTCAAGAATTAGAGGAATTGGAAGGATATAAACTCTATAATCAAAAATTAAATGATTTAATGTTTTCGGATGTGTTTCTACAAAAAGCACATTTTGATGTACCTGAGATGGATAAACCATTATACAATGTTATCATGTTCAATAAAGTTTATTGGATTAAACATTGTGTTGATAATGGGTATTTCGATAACGACTTTGTTATTTGGGCAGACGCGGGAGGTTTAAGAGAACCTGTCGAAGTTTATCAAGGTAAGGTTTGGCCAAACATTGAAAAAATAAATAATTTAGATAATAACAAAATAACATTTTTTAGTCATAATGACCCATTTGGTGTACATGATAATCAATGGCATTCTTTATCACAGGTTAGGAATATTCAAGGGACGGCATTTTTTGTACCATCAAATTTAGTTAATGATTTATTATTTAATTTTAACAACACAGTAAACGAATGTATAGAATCTGAATTTATCGGTAGTGATGAGAAGGTATTTGATATAACGTATTTAAAAGACACATCAAAATATCATTTAATTAAATGTACATGGAGAGAATACTATAATATATTTTCATAATAAAAAAAAACCTCCTATTTGGAGGTTTTTTTTATGTCTTTCTTATCTACTGGTTTTTGTAAACCTTTTTTTGTTTCATCTACTTTAACATAATGGTTTTTAGTTGCCTCTTTATGTTTATCAAGTATTTTCTTTTTTTCGTCTTCCGACATTCCAAATACGCTCATGATTTAAATTGTTTTATTTTCTATTATTTTTATTACTTCTTCTTTTTTATCTTTTAATTTTTGACATTTTTCATATTCTTCCCTATCTTCAAAAATAACAATACAAATGTCTAAAATCTCCATATATAACTCTAAATCATTTTCATATGATAAAATTGTACATGTATCTTTATAGTCATTTAATACGTCATCGGTAACAGAAGTTATGAAGTTATACACCATTGATAGTTCTTCCTCATCGTAATTACCGACATGTAGAACCCTCATTGTTTGTAGTAAAAAATTAATTGTCATCTCCATATAAATACTATTGGGTCTTATCTCTTATTATTTTATCCATTATTTTAAAACATTCCACAAATCCATCATATTCAACATCTTCTCTATTTTTTTTAGATTCTTGTGTTGGGCCAAACACTATTCCATTAGAAAGTGATACACTAAAAACCCATTGATGTGGGTTATACATTTCAACATTCAAATATACACCCTCTTTGTCAAAAAATTGATATAATTTTTTAGCGTCATAAAATTCAAGAGTCGATAAACTAACCACCCCAACATTTGGGAACATGACATTAGAAAACCTCTCAAAGGATTTAGGATAAAGATAATTAATTGTATACCAGTCTAACATACTATAAATTACATAATTTTTATGGTATTTTGTATATGATTAAACAATTTTTTGTTTTTTGAATAAAAAGAATATAATTATCAATGTTTACCATGAATATAATTGAATACTATTACGATGAGGACCATAGAAGGTTGTCTGTTGAATTCTCAACGGATGAGGACGGCGACACTTTTTACAGGGTCTTACAATTAGGGTATGACGAGGTTAAGTACTACTCACCAGAAATAATTGACGAGGTGGATTTGGAGGATATTGATGAGGATTTCATTATTGAATTAATTGAACAATATCTAAAAGAAAACGATTTACCCGAAGAAAAAACTTTGTGATATTTATTACTATGGCACTTTTAAGCGATATCAATAAGGAAAAATTAAACGGGTTTGTTAAATTCGTTAAAAATCAATTGGAATTGGATTCTATTCCGACCATTGTTATTAAAAGCAATAGAGATGGTCTTAAAACCACCGCAAATTACGATTACACCAAAGAAAACAAGGTAGTTAAGGTTTATGGTAAAAACAGAGCACTTGTTGACATCATGAGGAGTGTGGCACATGAATTAGTTCACCACAAACAATTTGAACAGGGTAGATTAGAGGTTAGACCTCCCGATATTGGAGGTGAGATAGAAGATGAGGCAAATGCTAAGGCCGGTCAATACATAAAAATGTTCTCAAAAGAAAATCCCGACATATACGAGGATTAATGTCTTTATAAACTCCATTAAATTACGTATTTTTAAAAATAATAATGTCCCTCAAAGATATTATTTAGTATTTATATATTATGGAATTACTAATTAACGAAAGACAATTAAAAGTTATATTATCACAAGAAGTTTCTGAGAAAGAAATGGAGGAACAAGCGGACCCTTCCGCCGCTCAACCTGAAACTGGTACGTCAAGTGCTCAATCGGGAGGTCAGGGTTATCCTTCGGTTGGTAAATGGGAAAGTGGAGTAACAAGGGGTCCATCTAATCAAATTGGGGTAACAAAATGGAGTGATATTGTCGGTAGTGTATTAAAAAGAGGTAAATCAAATCCATTAAAATAAAATTATTGAGATATTTATATAAAAAACTCTAAAAAGTATGGTATATCAAAGAAGACAAATAGTTACGGAATCTGAACAAAACAGAATATTGGGAATGTACGGAAGACCAATATCATCAGAATCAATAGTAATTGCTGAATGGTTATCACCAGATGAAAAGTTTTGTATTTTTCTTGACGATTTAATTGACGTAGAAAATAAAGTTAAAATTGGTAATATTTGGGAAAATTTTGACCATTTTAAGTTCTTTTTAAAACATTCGTTTGAAGTTGCAACAAATTTACCTCAAGAAATCAAAGAATCGGTATTAACTTCTTTAGACTCATTTTTAATTACTGAATCTAATCAAAATATGTCAGGTTTAAAACCTTACATTAAACAACTTTTATCTGAACGAAATTACTTCTCCGATGCTTGGGATTATGCAAAAGAAACAGGAGCGGCGGCCGTACAAGGAGTAAAAGATTTTACAAACACCTCTATAGACGGTCTAAAAAAACTATACACGAATATTAAAGATGGTGAATGGAAGAAAGCCTTTGAAATTATTGGAAAGGGTATTTTATACGTTGCAAGATCAATTAGGGCAGCATTGTACAACCCGATCGGTATTTTATTAGACGCAATTTTAATCGCTACAGGTGTTGGTAAAGGAGCACAATTTGTTATATGGGCTATAGTTGTTGGTTTAGATATATATGAATTAATTTCAGGAAATCACGAAGATACTACATTATCATTACCTTGGAGATTACTTTTTTTAGGTGTTGATATTATAGGATTAGTTTTTGCTGGTATAGCGGCTAAAGGAGCTAAAGGAATTGTGGGAGCGGCACTTAAAAGTTTTGGAGCGGGTACTGAAGGATTTACAAAGGCAATCAAATCGAACGTAGCATTACAAGGAATCGCTAAAAAAATATTAGACGCTTTAACAGGAGCTAAGGGACTTATAGGAAAGGCGTTAGCTAATTTAAAAACAACGTCCCCAAAAATTTATAGTTTTATAAGTACACCACTAAATGCTATTGGTGGTTTCATGACACAAATTATTAATTTATTAAGTGGTGGAGCTAAGGCTGCAGTTAATGTTGTAAGTAAACCCGGAAAAGTACTTAAATCGGCGTTAGGTGGTGGTAAATTGGGTAGTGGTGCACAAACGGCGTTAAATACGGGAGCATTATTAGGAGGAATTGGGGCATATACACAAGGACAAAAAAATGATTATGAACAATCGCTCGAATTGGCATTAACAAACCCGGATATTGAGTCCGAATACAATTACGATCAACTTTAAAATAAAAAAATCAAAAAATAAAAATGGAAAATAAAAACTATTCGCCAATAAGAAATAAAATGAGTCTTATTGAAACTATTAAACAATCTTTAGATGAGGATTTAATCGCATCCGCAGCGAGAGAAGGTAAATTAGTGGCTTCTGAATTAGAGGCTTACCTTAAAATAATGATTAAGGACCAAAAGATTGCTGCCGAATTAACGAAAAATGGAATTAGAACAGCTGAAGAATTATTAGCTGCGTTAAAAGGTAACAGACTATCAAAAACATTAAAAGGTTCATTAGAATTGGGTGTTTTAAAATCAAATACTAAAAATGCTAAATTAATTGATTTAGCTTCAGAAAATTTAGTTAGAAATAAAGTATTTGACCAAAAATATGCAGCTGAATTTGCAAAAGGACAGCCGGCATATGAAAAGGCATTAAAACAAGCAGGTTATAGTGAAGATGCAATAACAAAAATTGTACAAAAGAAATTTAATCAAATAGATCCAAAAACTGGAAAACCATACGCTCGCCCTGAAACAATTGCAAAAAAAGATATTGGAGCAACGTCCGGTAAACCTAATCCTAAACCTAATGTACCACCAGCACCATCAAATATAAAAACTTTATGGGAAAAATGGAAAACTAAAATACAAGAACAATTAAAGAAAAAGCGAAGTTGGAAAGAAATGGTTGCATGGGGTGCTGGATTAGGTATTGGTGCCGCCGCTCTTTGGTATATGTTGGATGGGTTTGTTGCTGATGGTGAAAAACCAGCAGAAACGCCACCGACTCCACCGGCTGACGATACTCAATGGGCACCTTGTATCAAAGAATTACTTGATTCAAAAGAAGGTACAATAATGCAGGTAGGTGCCAGTAAGTTAACGGTTGTACGTTTAGTAACTCCAGAATATCCCGAAGGATTGAATTTTGTCTCTAACGGTAGAGTTGCCGATATTAAAACAAAGAAAATGGGTACATGGAAATGTAAAGATGGTCAGGTAAAAATACAGACGGAATCAAAAATAATGTCATTAACAAGATTAGTACTTAATGAGCAAGCTAATGAAATTAGTGATGAAATGATGGATACATATGTTGATGATGCTGTAGATGATTTAGATGGATATGTTGCTGAATATAATTTACAAAGTCTTTTTAATATTTTAACGGCATTAAAAGGTAAAACAAATAATGGTGAGGATGCAATTAAAAAATTCTTACAATATTATAAAGAAGATGAGGACAAAGATTTTGTATCTGACGTTCAGGGTGTCGGTGTTGCAAATTTAAGCGTAAAGGCTAAAAACATGAAACCTCAAATTATTGCTTTAGCAAATAATACAAGTACACAACCTGTGACACCCGGTGTGACACCTCCAGTTGCTGGTAAAATTGGGTTATCCAAAATAGATATCTCATGGGATGGTGAAAAGAAAGATGAAACACCAGTTGGTGGAGGAAGTGTTGGTGGAGGTAGTAAATCTGGAGTTAATTATCATGATTGTTCTTCTAAAGATTTTCCATTTGAATTTGGTTGTATTTCACCAAAAATTGCAGAAATACAAGGTTGTTTAGGTATCACACCACAAAAAGGTTATTTTGGACCTAAAACAAAGCGTACAATGGAACCAACTTATGATTTATCAGGTGGTATTACAAAAGAAATATATGATGCCGTTAAAGCCAAATGTGGTGGAGCCGAGACCTCCGAACCTGAACGTAAAAAATATAGTGACGCAGAATTGGCACCAATATCTACAGAAAAAATAAAATTATCCGATACCACTAAATTAGGTGATTTAACAGGTAAAGTTAAACCTATTGATATGGGTAGCGGGTCATCTAATAATGGTGAATCAATTTACAAAATGTTACAATCAAACTATGGTGATGGATCAAATCCTGAATTCCCATACATCTTTAGTGAAGGAGGAAGACTTAAATATAAAGGAGAATCCATGGGAGGAGACGCTAAAGACCAATTAAGTCAATATGTTGCAACATTGGGATATAGAGAAGAATCAATTAAAGACAAAGATAAAGGTTACGGGGTTAAATACGTTTGGGTAAAACAATAAAAAATGAGTAATATAAAAGTAGATATTAGAAAGGTTGTAAGTGAAAATTTACAACGTACAAGAAAAGAAATTTTTCAAGAATCTTTTTCAATAGTTAGGGGTTCATCTAGTAAAGATGAATTCTTAACTAGAGTGTTAATAGCTTCCTCAAACTTAATAAGTGAGGGGTATGAAATGGATGAGATTGAAAGTTTTTTAAACGAACAAGACGCAAGTTCATTAGTTGCAGCTGGTGATGATGCATTATCACAAGTTAAAAATGCTGACTGGGGTAAGATTGCAAAAGGAACTATAATGACGTCAATTAAAGAATACGCAATAAGATGGTTACTTAGTAATTTAGGGTTAAAAGGTGAGGCGTCGGAATTTGTGGCTTCAACATTTGCAAGATTTGACCCACTTAATTTATTAAAACCATTTAAAGATATGTCATCTTGTATGGCATCCGATAGTATGCCAGCTCTATGTGATGCCATAATGAAAAGTATTGGTTCATATATTGGTGGGCGAGTATCTCCAGGTGGAAGTGAGGTTGTTAAATTAGGTGTTGGTAATTTATTTGGTGAATCAATAGAAGCTTCTAATCTTGGTGAAATTGCTGGAGCAAAATTTTGTAATTTAATACACGGATAATGAAAAAATATTACACTAAAGAAGAGTTATTAGAATCAAAACAGGTCATAAATGAAAACTGGATTGAGAATACTTTAATGATAGTGGGATTTGTTCCCGTTATCGGTGAAGTTGCCGATTTAGCTTTGATTATTTATTATTGTTACAAAAGAGAATGGTTATACGCTGGTTTAATGTTATTTGCTTTAATACCAACAGTTGGTGATTTTATAGCAAAACCTTTGATAAAAATATTTAAATCTCCGTTAGCAAAAAATGCATTAAAGGGAACCGATGAAATGGTTTCATTCTTGAGAAAGAACCCTAAGGTTGCTGAACAATATAGTAAATTAGGTAAATACGCAGATAGTAAGACAGTAAATAAATTAATTTCTCAGGTTGATGAAGTTTCACCTACGTTTGCAAAACAAATTCAAATTTCCTTAACTCAACATAAGTCGGTTCTTACTAAATTATTGGAAAGACCTAAAGGGATTGCAAGTGCGGTTGTTAGTACCGGTAAAATTGGTGGGGGACTAACTAAATTTTTTAGAGAAGAAAAATTAGCACAATATATTGTTAAAAAAGGATATGCACCAAAAACATGGTTATCTAACTGGTATAATATAACTTATTTAGGTAGTAGAGCAAAAAGACAATATATTAGAAATTTTATAGTTGCTAATAATTTATTGGCTATTTTAGGTATTCCAAATTTAACAGATTTTGAAAGAAGAATGGGGGACCCTAATGAATTGGAACGTTTCTCAAAAAATGAAAAATTTTCTGAAATGGTTAATTCAAATACATCAGAAAGTGATTTAGCCAAAATCGAAGGTAGAGATAAAAGCCAGGAAGATGATGGTGGAATGTTTGGTGGAACAATGGGTATGGGAATGTTAAAACTTTTAGCGCAAAGATATGTATAACGTGATATTTATAAGTAGAGTTTAATTGGTTTGGTCGCCGTTAAACGATAACTTATCTAAACGAAAAGGAGGTGTTTTTAATCTCGGCAAAGGGTCTTCGGACCTTTTGTTCGTTTATGTGGTCACCAATCTTCTAACCTCACGTTCAGAGTCCCTTTTTTTTATTGTTTCTCTCTTATCGTAGGACTTTTTACCCTTACCAATACCAATCTCTATTTTAAAATAATTCGTATCCGTAAAGTACCCTTTTAATGGTACAATCGTATATCCCTTTTCTTTAATTGATTCCTGTATTTTCTTTAATTCCTTTTTGGTTAGTAGTAATTTCCTATCTCTAACATTTTCATGTTTTACACCAAAAGAATAATCTGATATGTAAATCCCTCGGACAAATAATTCACCATTGATGAATAAACAAAATGAATCGTTAAAATTTAATTTACCTTCACGAATGGACTTTATTTCAGTACCAATTAATTGTATACCTGCGGTGTACTTATCCTCGATATTATAATTAAAATAAGCTTTTCGATTATCAATGACATTTTTCATATTACAAATATATGTATAATTTTTTAAAATAAAAAAGGGGTTCCAATTAATGAAACCCCTTTGAGTGGAGATGCGGAGACTCGAACTCCGGTCTTCCCGGTTCAACAATAAATGACTACACGTTTATTCTGTTAGTTCACAACAGACAAATAATTGGTTCCTATTTTGACATCGTTACCAATAACTGTGTCGGGTTCACTTGTGTTGGAGTAGACCCCTGAACGAGACTCCTAATACATCTTTGGGTGGTATTACACCTTGAGTACTTCTGTTCCTAGGTTATATGTACATCGACCCGATTGTAGTTTTGCCTTAGGCTACTTCTACGTTAGAAGTTGCAAGTAAACCTGCAATTTCCATGTTTTTATAAACGTTGCCGTCTAAAATTTTCCACCATAGATTTAAGTCATAGATGAAGTCTGACTACGTGCCATTTACCCCTGATACCTGAAATCAATTCCAAGCATCCCCATATTTTAAAGAACTTTTACAAAGATAGATAAAAAAGGGTTAAAAAACAAATTTTAACCCATTAAATTTCTATGTGTATAATAATTTACTTTTTAGTAGATGGTTTTCTTCCTTTACGAGCACCATTGCCCTTAGCTGCATCTACTACGTCTTTAGATTGTTTAACAACTTTTTTAGCCGCTTCAACAACATCTTTAGTTTCTTCAACGACTCTTGTTGCTCTTTCTTTAACTACATTAACCAATTCTTTAACATCCTCAATTTTTTCTTCAACCACATCAGGAATGTTATTACCGTTTTTGTCTTCGATTTTACCTTTTTTCATTAGGAAAAATGTTACAGCTCCAGCTATTACTAGAACTATTAAAATTAAAAATACTGTCATCATAATTGTTTGTTTTATATATAAATATCCGTTATTGTACTAAAATCAGTTAACCCTTAAAGGGAAGTGTTTTTCATATAATGCCTCAAAAAACAACTTATTTTTTTCCCATTGTTTATTTACCATACCAATCGATTTATGTGTTACCATAATTTTGGTTGTCACACCAACTTTAACACCATCTAAGTGGTTTTCCACACATATCGGTAAATCGTAAAAATGAAACCCACTAAACTCTTCGTTGAATGTGTGTTTAATTCTTTTTTTATGTATCATCATGAATAAACCATCAACAATAGCAACCTCCTTTGGTTTATCGCCAAATGATTTCTTTGAATAGTGATTTACATGTCGTTTACCTTGGTGTTCGTGACCAACAACTCCATACATCGACTCTTTGTCTTGCCACCACATCCCACTTATTAGATTATCGGTACCAGCCAATCCAATTATACCATATTCAGGATTCTCATTAAATAATCTAACAACTTTCGGTGTAATGTTTGTTGTTTCCAAAATAAGATCATCATGCATAAACACAACAATGTCATGTTCGGATTCTTGTAATCCTAAATTGTAAATTTTGGGTAAAGAATCGACACCATCATTCTCATAAATTAATATTTGAGTCTTAGGGTGTGAAAACATTTTTTCTACGTGTTTTAAATACGTATCATCAATTTTTCGTGTTGATATTACAACACTAATTGGTTGGTTATTCTTCGACATATGTTGCAATTAATTTACCATCAACTTCAGTTAAGTCAACAATGATTGGTTTATTTGTTGGTTCGTATCTTTCAGTACAAGTTGATGCGTTTACATAAAGAGTATCCTTAATTAGTGCCGCACCATATGCTCCGTGGATATGTCCAAATACGTGTAGTACTGGTTTAATTCTGTTATCTAATTGGTGTCTTAACAATTCACAACCAACATTCATATCACCTTGTCTCCAGTTACTTACAAAATCTCTAATCTCATTTGGGGGTCCGTGAGTGATTAAAATATTAACATCATCAGGAATCATATCCCATTTAGATTTAAGTTCATCACCCATTCTCGGTAAATTAAATGCCCAATCGTAAAAATTTGGTTGCCAAGGACTTCCGTAAATTTTAATTAGTTTTGAAAATTCAGGTGACTCTATTACAAATGAATTATCCTCCAAATACTCAACATTAGATTGTGATAGATTCTCAGGCGACATTAAATTATGTAACCAATCATAATCACCTTTGTGATGAGGTTGATTAACTTTTTCAAAACAAAAATCGTGATTACCGGCAATGAATACCTTAGAATCAAAACCCTCAATGTTTTGAAACCAATGTACAAAATTGGTGACATCCTTTTCACCTCCTTTATTTGAAATATCCCCTGAATGTATCAATATATCACCCTTGGGGATTGGGTGAGACATTAAATCCTGAAGACTATGTGTGTCTGATATACAAACTATTCTCATAAAACAAATATAAGTAAAATTTTATTAAAAGCACAAAAAAAGCCATAATTTCTTATGACTAATTTTTTAGGGCCGAACGGTTTTTAATATCGTTAGATTCCACCATTTAATTTTACACAAAATTAAAAAAAGAAAAGGCTGAGATTACACCATTTAACGATTGACTTTAGAGACATTATCTTTTCTTCTCTTATCCACTACCTTTTGAGTAGTACCAATCAGCGACGGTCAATTAGATTAACCAATCCTTAAGTCGTTAGATACTCTTTTAATACTCATTACTCTTCGAGGTTGCCACCCCGACTAAGTCTTGCGAACTTAGAGAACTTTCTTAAAAATCACATTGGGTTTGGACCCTTTGTGGCCGAGAACCTCTCTCGACTGTGTAGTCACCTGTCTCCAACGACTGACGAGCACTTTTCCTTGTTGTTTGAGTTGTTAAACCGTAATTAACAATTGTTATTGGTTCCGAATTTGGAAAGTAGTGGCTCGTCTGCCAGCCAAGTTATCTTTTGAACAACTCGATACTAAACTACTCTCTGTAACATCCCTGCTACCATATTTTTGGACCCCTTCAAAACTAAACCCTTGGTAGAGTTCAATTAAGGATGATAACGACACCACTCGTACTTCACCATACCTTTCGGTTTTAAGATTCCCATCATATTGAGTCACACAATTGTAAGATTGGACGTCCTACTTCTTGTAATAACTCTACAGATTATTCTTATTGGTGTTCCCACCTCAACCAAACAACTCGGATTGCTTAGTCATTAAACCACTTTCCCTACAGTGTTACCCTCGGTAATTAAGGTTCAACGATATTCTGTTTGCCTACTCAAGTTCCATTGCTGAAACCGCAACTTGATTTAACCAAACCAAATCACTTTATCCCACTTTCGTGGTTTATTTTGTTGACCATAGGCGGCCAATATTTTTAATTCAAAGAACTATTTCTTGTTTTTAGAAACCATCTATCTGATTTCTTTTACAAATATACGAATACTTTTTGAAAAAACAAAATATTTTTTAATTATTTTCTACTTTATTTTTTTTCAAGGTTTTTTTAGAAGATACTTTCTCAGATGTCTTCTTTGTTTTGTAGTCAGGATTCTTATAAAGTTTATATTCGGTCTTTGGTGCAAATGACCAATAACCACCTTTTACTCTTAAATCTGCCTCATCATCGTTTACTCTTAAAATTTGACCAATTTCGTGACCTTTACTTGCTTTAATTAATTTAATACATTTCATATTTTCCATGTTTATAATAAAATATAAGAAATAAAATTGACAAAACAAAATTTATTTATAAAAAGCTGTAGTGGATGGATTCGAACCACCAAGTGGAGATTCGATTGATAACATGACGCTTGCAAGCTGGTGGTCTACCCCCTAATATTATCAATCTATTTCTTTATCCACGCCCCCGAGACAGGAGGGCACGTTTGCCAATTTCGTCACACTACAATATGATCATCACAGAGAATGTAGATTTTCACTAACTCGATTTAGCGGCCTCTATGATGATTTTTTGATGGATGAAAAACATCTATTTTTCTTGCGGACTTCCATCGGAATCCCATACTTTAAATAGTGGACCAGATAGGAATCGAACCTATTACCTTCACATTATGAGTGTGCCGCTCTAACCTAGTGAGCTACAAGTCCATTATCGTTTAATCTAACGATAAAATCTGATATCGTTTTTTTCAATGATTACGTGATCCCGTTTGGATTCGAACCAAAGACCCACATCTTAGAAGGATGTTGCTCTATCCAACTGAGCTACGGAACCAAAAATAACACTATCGTCTTTGAAAGTTTTTATTTAATCGTTATGCCTTACGGCTTGTTGTAATTTTACTCTCAAGTTTATCAAGTCGTGAATCTAATGTTCTATAAACATTTTGAATTGCTTCTTCACGCTCTCTATGCGACCTTTCGGATTCATTACCCATAATGGTATGAATCGTTTCAATTTCTTTGTTAGTTTTATTAACCTTAACAAAGGCAATAACCGCAACTACCGCAACTGCGATAACCACAACTATTGACATTCCTAAAATAAATGATAATATATCCATATTAATTTTCTCCTTTATTTTCAAAGAACGATAGTGTTTAAATGTAATGTCTGTACGGTTTGTTTCAAATCAGCACCTTTGTACGTGCTTCAAAAGTTTCCATTTCATACGTAGCGTCCGTTCCGTCACTCATTTCTGAATCATTACATTTGTACCTGAGGCGGGACTTGAACCCGCACGAGCGTTTCTGCTCAACAGATTTTAAGTCTGTCATGTATACCATTTCATCACTCAGGCATTTTGTTTTTCCAATAAATCAAAGAACTATAATTCAAATATAATAAAAAAAAATGGTATAAAAAAACCCTGAACAATTTTTTTTAGTTTGTTCAGGGTTTTAACTTAACTAAAAATGTTTATTTTACTTTATACGATAAACCAAGTCCTAATGTGAAATCACTACCGACTAAATTACCAATTGTCCATAAATTTATAACGGTACTTGGCCTAAGTGGATTGTACATTATAAGAAAATTTGGTTTATTACCACCAAGTGTTGGTTGTAATCCAAATCCAACAATTGCTTTATCTTCTTTTAATTGTCTAAGAACACCGAACTTCATGTTATCAGATACGTTTCCCGTTTTGGTATTAACACCAGGAGGAATTGAAATTCCACCATTCGGACCCCCTATTTCACCATAAGGAAGACCAGCATAAAACCCCCAACCTTTTTTCATAAAACCACCAGTTATATAACCATCTGATGGACCGCCTTTTCGAGTGGCAGTTATAAACCACTCTTGTCCATTTGCTACGACTTCCACTCCCAAAAGTAACGTTAGCACTAAAAAAATTTTTTTCATTTTTTCGATTTGGTTAAGGAATCTTCCTTAGCCCATTTATCTTTTAAATTTGCAACCTTCTCAATCTTTACAATTTCACCATTTAATTTGGTAATCTCGTCCGTGATTCCTTTGGTTTTGACGGCCCTGCTAGCGTAATTCTCATCTGTTACTTCAACCCATTCAATTTTTCTTTCAAGAGATTTAATCTGTTTTTTTATTTGATTGACAGACTTTCTTTCATCAGAAAGACTTGGGTCGATAGATGACGTTAATGTGTTAAAAAATAACATTAACGATAATGTGATTTTATCTATCATATATTATAAATATTTGTAATATAACAAATATACAAAATAAAATATTGTAAATCAATATCTTAATATAAAAAAGTAAAAGTTTTTATGTAATTCTATTCTTAATAATTTCACAATACTTCTCATCAATTTCGTAACTAATCGAATTAAATCCTAATTCTTTAGCGACTTTTGATGTTGTACCACTACCACCGAAAACATCAATGATTGTTTGATTTGATTGTGCCGTTGTAAGAATAATTCGTCTAATTAATTCTTCGGGTATTTGACAAGGGTGTTCGGTTTTTTCCTTGCTAACATTTTTTACTTGATTGATTTCCCACCAATCATAAAGTTTAGCTCCGGTTTTACCCTCAGCAATTCTTTTCTGAATTCTTTTGTCTTTTAGATTTTTATATTCTTGCCTAACCTTTTTAAAATCAGGTTTACATCCCCACCAAGAAATTAATCGACTTTGTTTTCCCGTGTTAGAATTATAAACCCAACAAACCACTTGTTCACATTTTGCGTTAATTGCTTTTGGTAACAAATTAATTGTTTCTTCAGGATAATGAATGATTACACATGGAGTTGGTATCTTAGATAGTAGTTCAATATATTCTTCTTCAGTAAGTTTATCCTTATATTCGTTATAAGAATATTCTTGGTTGTATGGAGGGTCAGTTATCACTAAACCATCAGGTACCACACAATCTCTAAAATCTCCGTTGATAATCTTTGTCTCCATGTTTTTATTATATTCAGTACTCGGTACGGGATTCGAACCCGTGCTACGTCCGTGAAAGGGACGCGACCTAACCACTAGTCGAACCGAGCAAATGCGGAAGGAGTAGGATTCGAACCCACGGTACCTTTCAGTACTTCGGTTTTCAAGACCGACGCGATAGACCAACTCTGCCATCCTTCCAATTGTCCCACCTGAAGTCCCAGTGAGTAGATATTCACAGTTTTTCCTATTGAAAAACCCAACGCGTCTTACCGCTTAAAAAGTCAAACATACTCGGTGGGATTGTTACCCCCATATTCCGAGACCCCCTCTTAAGGCCGTGGTAGGAGACAACCATAACATCTTGAAAGAACGTTACCAAACTTACTGAGTACTTCTTACTCATTGCGGGACTGACGGGAGTTGAACCCGCTCCGTGCGCCGTGACAGGGCGACATCTTAACCGTTTGACCTCAATCCCAAAATAACAGGTTTTTCGTACCCTTTCGTACATCATAACAAATATATTTCTATATCTGTGGTTACACTTTCGTCATTGGGTTAATTACTCCCGACTTGTAATAACTCTACTCTCACCGCTATAATACCGCGAATCAAGGCGGGTGTTGAGATTTATAGACAGTGGGGTTCCACCACCGTCGTCACCTGTTGAGCCCAAAGTCAGACTCGAACTGACGACCTGCTGATTACAAATCAGCTGCTCTACCAACTGAGCTATTCGGGCTACTATGGAAAACAGAAGATGGGGGTGTGGACATCTGTTTTTATAATTGGCGTTTCTCGCTATTCGCTAGCCCCGTTAAATCCCAATCAACCATTGTTTAACAAATATATGAACAATACTTTAAATTAAAAAATAATTGTCAAATTTATTTTTAACCTAATATGTGTTTATATTCTTTAATTTTACGATTTAATCTTAATATATAATTTTTATCAGTTGCGTATATTCTTCCTAATAGATTAAGATATTCTTGTCTTGAAATTTCCTTATCTTTTAGAAAAAAATCCTGCCAATGTTGGTAATCCTCAACACTTTGTACCCACGTTTTGTATTTTGCATATCCACTCTTTCCTTCACCTATTGCGGTTGTTTCACGGATTTTTGGGTGTCTCATACCAAAAATATTATTATTTAATATTGCTAAATTTGATTTAAAACTTCCAGATTCTAACACCGCTTGGGCAAATACAATATCTGGATATAGAATACCCATCGATAAAATAGTATTATATAAATTTACATAACTTATTTTTGGTATTTGGTTATTGTTTAATTTAATTGTTTTTCCTTCTGTTTTAATTGTTGATGTTGTTACTATGATAAACAACACGATAAATAATAATCTTTTTTTCATACTTAATTAATTAATAATTTATGACCCCATTTATGGGAACTATAGGTAATACATCTCACCCCATTTAATTATGGTACGAATGTAAAACTTTTTTTTTACTTTGCAAAATTTTACTTAAAATACTTTGCTTCTGTAGTTGCGGGACTGGGACTTGAACCCAGAACTTCGGCTTATGAGACCGACGAGATAACCATTTTCTACACATCCCGCAATATATTATTAATGTTCCAAAAGTCCATTTTTTTGTTTGATTTGGAACACTAATAACCAAAGGGTGTTTAATGGGATTTGAACCCATACTATCAGTACCACAAACTGACGTGCTAACCATTAACACTATAAACACAGTTGTCCCTCAAGGATTCGAACCTCAACTAGATGCTCCAAAAACATTTGTACTACCGTTATACCAAAGGACAATATGTACCCAAGGTCGGACTCGAACCGACACGCCTTTCGACACGGTTTCTAAGACCGCTGTGTATACCATTCCACCACTCGGGTATTATTGCACCCATGTAAGGACTCGAACCTTCATTTTCGGTTTTGGAGACCGACGTTCTACCGATTGAACTACACGGATGTTTGCGCTGATTCAGAATTACGATATCCGGACCCCGAAGTTAACAGCTTCGTGCTCTGCCTCTGAGCTAAATCAGCGTTTGTAGGGTAAAGAGGACTCGAACCTCCATGATGCCTTGCTCCCAAAGCAAGTGACTTAGCCATTAGTCCATTACCCTATTTGTATAAAACAAAAAACCTCGAGATTTTTTAAGTCCCGAGGTTTTCTAATTATATTAGGTTAATTACTTAACCCACATCAGTATCATCGAGACATATGGACATAGGTTGCTCATTCCAATTTAGTTGGTTTGATGTTGACGGCATATGTGTTAATTGTCTCATTGAATTTTATTTAATATTTTTTTCTTTCTACAAAGATAACAATAAATATATATATAAACAAGAAAAAGTTAAAAATATTTTAATAAATTTTTTTTGACTAGTTACCATATCTTGATATTTATAAGGGACAAAAATAAATGTATCTCTCTCAATACATTACATATTATATTAATATGATATTAATATGTGGTTCTGAGTGGGTAAAAAAACTTAGAACCTTATGGAAAAAATCAAATCACTTACTATTAACATTGGCGACAAACTTGCTATGATATTTTTATCATTAGTTGGGTTTTGGATTGCATTCGCACTGTGTTTTCAATTATTCTTCGTTTATTTAGAATTTTCAGGTAAACATGAATTACAGAGAAACGTAATAAATTGGATTGAATGGAGAATCGATGGTACATTCAAAAACTCCCCTGAAAATATTTGGTACGATGCCGACGACCACATTTGGGTCGAAAGTGTAACCAATGAGGTTAAAATTGGTAAACTAGCAGGTAATAGAAATTTAGCATTTGGGGTTAAAAACATATTAGAAGAGTTTTTACAAGAAAAGGGTTACGATTTATCGGCATCATCTCCATACAAATTAAAAGTACAAATTGTTTATTTAGACGTTCTTACAACAAAGAAGAACATATCGGTTTTCCATTCTGGTGAGGAAGAAGTGGTTATTAGATTGAAAGGAACATTAACAAAAGACGGTAAAAAAGAAAAAGAACTTATTGTTGAGGAGTCATCATCTGAAGTTTCTATGTCAACACTTATTGTTGACGAAGGAGGTTCATTTAATCAGACATCTTTAAGTAATGCTCTCAAAAAGGCTAGTGAAAAACTAATAAATAAATTAATGGATAAAAAATAATAAAAATGAAAAAACTATTAACACTCATAGTGATACTAACCCTATCCCTAATTACGTTTACATCATTTGCTCAATTGACAATTAACCAATCGTTTTCACCCACTTCAAACTTAAAAGTTGGTGATACTCTTTCGGTGAAGTATACAATTGATAGAGGTACGACTACCCCTCGTTATTTTTGGTTAAGATACCAATTCAACAATAAAGCATTATCATATGTTTCTACTGTATTCTCACAAGGTTCATCAGTACAAACATTTTATACTGGTTGGTCAGGGTATAAATTTACACCAAGTACAGCAAATGGTATTACTGCTACAAGTTTATATGCACAATATTTAGCAACTCCGTGGGGATATGTGGCTAACGCAGATTGGAACGCCGGACAATTGACAGTACAAAGAACCGATGCGTCAATCAATGGTGATATTGCAACTCAAAAATATGTAATCAAAGATTTAGTTGATTATACAAATATTCATAAATTAGATTTATCATATTCCATCAATGCTACGAGTGAGTATATTACTCCAATCACAACTAATCCGGGCACAATATCTTTATCAAATGTATCGGGTAATACTTCTCAATTCAAAGTTAGAGTTTTATTTCCAACAGGATATAGTATAACTAGTCATAATATACAATTGATGCCACTTAAAACTGATGCTAGTGGTGATATAGATTGGACTAAACAACCAATAGCTCAAAAGGTATTGGATGCAACTGGTGAAGCAATATTCACAACTGAAGTTAAGGTGGGAGATACTTTTGGTGTATACGTCCAACCAACGGGGACTAAAACATTTATGAATAATATTATAACCGTATCGGACGCATATAAATCATTCTTAGGTATTTCACAAGTAGATATTTCAGGTACACAAACATACTTTGTATATCCTAATTTAGAAAAAATGATTGCAAGAGTTACAAACGCCAATAGTGCGTTTAGTGAATCGGATTCATATTATACATTCGCACATGTAATGGGAATAGATGTATCTTCTAGTGCAAAAATTCCAAAATCAACCACCACATCTGAAAATGTAAGATGGTATAGTGGTTTATTAAATCAAAATTGGTTAAATGGTGTTATAAAAAATAAAGTTATAATCGATACTCCTATTAAAGTAGTAGATATGGTATTTGCATGGGGAGGTGATTTAGATTGGTCTCATTCATCATCCGCAACCGAAATTGCAAGTAGAGTTGCAAGTGGTAATTTTGTTAATTCCGTCAATGATAATAATAAATCAATGTCAGTTCAATCAATGTCATATAATCAAGTATTTGAAACCGCTAAATTAAGTTTAACCTCTACAATAGTTAACGGTAAGGTTGTATTGACAGGTAATTTAACAAAAGAAGGTTTAGCTGGTTTGGAGGTTATATTACAATATGATAATTCTAAATTAACTTTTGATAATATTTCATTTGACGCGGGACCAATCGTAACTAACTTCTCAACAAACGGAGATGGTAGATTAACATTTGGTTCTATGGATCAAACAAAAACCGCAAGAATTAAAACAGGTACACCATATAAATTAACATTTACACCAAAAGAAACCATAACAAACACTGCGGGTTTATTCTATACAGTTTTATCTGATGCTGTTGACGGAAACGGAAACAAGATAAATTTGACAGTGGAGTAATTTATGAAGAAATTATTTTTAATATTATTTTTATTTACATCATTCTTAGGGTTCGGACAGAGTGTATCTGCTCCGGACTCTAAGTCTTTTTTACAATCCACTAGTGCACAAGATGCTAGTGGTTTTGTTTTAAGTGGGTTTAGTTCAACGTCAACTTTATTAGCATCAATTAGTTTAGTAGAATTTCCAACAGGTACAACATTCGTATTGAACACAACAACGGGTCTAACTGCTGCAAGTGGATTTACTTTAAGTGGTAATAAAACTCGTTTAGTAATAACGGGTACAATGGCAAGTATCAATACGGCATTGACATCCCTAAAAATAAACACAGGTTCGGTAGTTGGTAATGTAAAATTATCGGTTGCTGCAACAATCAATCCAACAGGATTTTATTACAATGGTGTAAATGGTCATTTTTATAAACCCGTAACGGCAGGTACAACTTATACTGGTGCTAGATCGGCATCGTTATTAACAACATTCAAAGGACAGACAGGTTATTTAGTAACAATAACATCGGCATCTGAAAATGCTTTTATATTTTCTAACGTACCACAAGCTAATATATGGTTTGCAGCAACAGATGAGGTTATAGATGGAACTTGGGTAATTGATGCGGGACCTGAAAAAGGAACTGTTATGAAAACATCAAATGGACAGACGGCAGGAAATAGACCTGGTGTGTATAACAACTGGGCAGGTGGTGAACCTAATGGATATAATCATAGTGAGGATTATGCGGTAACAAATTGGGGTGGTGCATCAACTTGGAATGATTTATCAAATAATTGGACTAATCCATACATAATTGAATATGGAACTTGGTCTAATCCCGATGATGCAACATTTACTGAATTTTATACCAATAGTGTATCTCATTCAAATGGTGAAGTTTTAACCGCTAAATTTAATTTTGATTTTGGGAGTAATATAGATGAAACTAAATTCTCAACAAAGGCAAATAGATATGTAAATAATCTATGGAGTACAACAACCAACACATCACGAGCAATAAGTGGATTGGGTAAGGTTGACATTACAAATGATTTAGATACTGCAAAGGTAAGTGGTATTGGTACTAAAGCGTCAACAACTGCAGGACAAGTTGAATGGGCAATAATAAATCCGTATGATGCAAATTTAGGTGGGCATCAATTATTAATAGACGAAAGGGAATTTGATGGGACAGGAGTATCTCCAAGTGATATAACATCAGTTAAATTATTTGATATATACGATGGACCGGTTAGTATTCATAGTGTAAGTGGGTTTTGGAAAACTTATATAATGCCCGGTAATTTGACAACTAAGATAACATCATCCACATTTCAGGCACAATTAAGATTACAAGATGGTTGGTATGGAACAAGAGCAGAATTTACTTTCTCACCAATAATGTCATATAAACAACATGGGATTGAGTTAACATACACCAATCAAACGGATTTAAACACTTTATACAATAGTATTGTGACCGTATCGGATGTCTTTATTGCCTTCAAAGAATTATCAAATGGTGGAATATTTGGAAATGAAAGTGGAAATGAATTTACAAACGGTATTCAATTTATTAATGCGGACGTTGATGGTAATGGTATATTCAACGAAGCAGATACATATAAACTATTACAACATTTAACAGGAGTTCAACCACTTACACAAAATCCACTATTAACTTTTCTGATGAAACTTTATAGTAAATCAGATTATGATGGGATTACTAAATCTAATTGGAATACCAAATTTAATTCAACAAGAAGTTTATATCCGTTTAGTTTAAATACGGGTACACTTAATAACACATACAATGTTAATGTTACTTGGCTTGGTGATGTAAACCTATCTCATTCAGCACAACAAAGTACAAGTGGTGTTGCTAGTAATTCTATTAGAACTATGAGTTTGGGTACTAATTCAGTTTCCAATCAAATCAACGCATATCTAATGGGTGAAAACATTGGTGGTAAATTAGTAGTAACGATTTCGGTAGACCCTTTACAACAAGAGTTGGTTGGTACTCAATTCAATTTAAACTACGATAATACAGCATTAAAGTTTGAAAAGGTAGAATTCACCACAAATGGAACTCCTACCAATTTTGGAACTAATAGAGGTTCATCAATAACATTAGGTTCATTGATTACTGATGGTTCAACATTATTGGATAAAACAACAGAATATAAAATAACATTTTTACCATTAATAGGATTGAGTGGTACTTTGGGTTTAACTTCAATATCAACAACCGATGCCGTCAATAAGAATGGAATACAATTAAAAGTAAAAATGAACTAATGAAAAAACTAATAATAATTCTGTCACTAATTTCGACAACATTTGTGACAAACGCACAAATACAAAAACCCGATACATTACAACTATCACCAAAGGAATTATTTGGGGAAAGTGATGATTGGAACGATGTGGGTATATTACAATCCTATGTTAATTTTTCAAAAGATGTTCTATCATCATCAAATCTTTCAGTTGGTATAATTGGTAGACAAGTATCAACTACTCTTAATTTGGGTTACAATAAATCATCTATGAATGGTCAATGGGGACACACATTCGCAGCGTCAATAAACCCTATATGGAAATATTATGGAGTAGGATATGGTTTCACTAGAAATACAGATAAGAGAACTACTACATTACAATCATTTTATTCAACCGATTTTGATTTCCAAAAAGATATTACACTATCATTCATAGATGTATTCAGAACTAAAAAGTTTGGAACATTTGGATATAGTTTAATTGCATCAAAATCTTTTTGGGGAACATATGAAGGTCAATGGGAAGGAAAATATACGGTAGATGAAAATGGTGATTTTAAAGATTTAATATATCCAATGGTGCCGGCATCAAGTGAAATAAGTTATAGAGGTATGGTAATGTACACATATACATTGAAAACAAAAAGGGTAAACATATCACCGCAAATATTTGCAATGAGTGATGTCTATAAAGTATTTAAAGATGGTACGACATCGGATTTATCATATTTTGATGATTTTAATTTAGATTTATATTATGGAACATCGTTTGATTGGAAAATAACTAAAAGGTTCATTTTGAATACTAATATTAGATATAACACAACTTTTGACAAATTGAGCGAATCGGTTGGGTATAAAAAGAGTAATCCAATAATGTTTATGATAGGAACAAACTTTCAATTTTAACATATGAAAAAAATACTATTCATATTTGTGATTTTACTATGGGGTTGTACTAAGATGGATATCCCAACTCCAACTCCTCCTGTTGAAAAAATATTCAATGTGGGTGAAAGTAGTGTAACAAATGGTCAATCAATTTTTTTTGATTTAACCTCTAATACTGTTCATTATTTAATTTTAATCGATAAAAATAGTGGACAAGTAATAAGTCGAGAAAAGTTTATTGGTCAAATAGGTAAAAATGAAAAAAAGATTTATACCAATTCATTACCCAAGGGATATTTATATTTAGTACTTGAGGATGTGGATAAAAAAGAATTAAAAAAGACAACAATAATAGTAAATTAAAAAATGACAAAAATGAAAAAGATTCTCTTATTAGTATTGGTATCCACAATTTTAACAGGATGTTATAAGGACGATATCTTACCTACACCTCAATCAATATCAGAAGACCTGAAAATGACAAGTTCTATTGGTATTAAATTACAATCATCATTTGTCACTTCAGAAGTGGCGATGAACGTTAAAATTGAAACCGCAGGTCCGGTAACGATTAAAATATTTGACATTTCCAATAGGGTGGTATCTAAAGAAACAATGAACGTAATTGCGGGTGATAACCTTTTAAAGGTATACACTAACGCATTACCATCATCAGCATACAGAATAGGGTTATTCGATTCTAATAATAAACAATTAGGAATAACAGATTTCAATAAAATAAACTAAAAAATTAAAAAATAAAAATTATGGCAGACAGAAACGGAGACGGAATAGTTTATCATCGCTCAGATTGCGGAGATAACAATGTAAGATGGTATGGATTTGGTGGTGACGGCCCTTGTTCAACATGTGAATCATGGGGACTTACCGATAGAGCAATAAGGTACATACACGACCATCCTGAAACAAATCATAGAATTGAAGATGTAACTGGTAGAGAGTGGGAAGAAGAAGTAGTACCAGTACTCATTAATATTGGAAATGAAATAGAGTCTGTAATTAAAGAAGGTTACGAAGAAGTAAAAGAAGGGGTAATTGATGCATATCAATGGGCTGATAAAAATGCTTGTAATATAGGAGTAACCGCAGCAATTGGTTTGGGTTGTGTTGCGGCATTTGCACCAGAACAACCAGCGGGCGCAGCGACATCAACCACTCTATCACTTATGGCAACACCTGTTCTTTATGTTGCAGATAAAGCGGCTAAAGTGGTGGTAGTAATGGCAATGACAGAAATTATAACAGAAGGATTTTTAGCAATACCATACGTTAGTGATAGTATTGACCACACACTATTAAAAAATATAATTTCAAATTGTTTAGGTAAAAGTTTAGATTCCGCAGAGTTATGGGCAACACCAGCTGGAGTTGGTATTGCAATTGGAGCAGCATTTGCACCAGTTATTGCAGATTTGATATGTACAAAAACTTGTCCTGAAGGATTTACTAAAGCGTTTGGTGCATAATATTAATAAAATAAACTAAAAACAAATACAATGTCAGAAGAAACACAAGAACAAGAAGGAACAATGAGTGGTTTAAAGAAAACACTTATCGGTGCTGTGGGTACCATAGTAACCGCAGGTGGTGTATGGGCAGCCTCACTTTTAGGTGGTGGTGACAAATCAGAACCAGCACCAGTACAAGCGGCACCAGTAATAAACATTACAAATTCACAAACTCAACAACAATCAGCGGGTGGTGGTAAGACGGTTATTATTAAAGAAAAAGAAACCGTTAAAGAACCCGCAAAACCGGTTAAGAAAAAAGAAGGTGATGAGTTTAAGGAAGAGGCTCCTAAGTGGTAAAAAATTAAAATGGAACAAGGATTAAGTTTTATAGCAGTAATTGTATTATGCATGATAGCTATGTTTGTATTTAATTCTCCATTGATGTTTTTAACATTTTTTATTGGGGGTTGTAGTTATTTAGTAATAAGAGGTAGAAAAAAAGGATGGTCTTGGAATAGACCATAAATTAAAAAAAAATAAGTAATATGGCGGAAAATAAAGAAACACCAAGTGGATTTAAAGATTTATTAAGTAATATGATGGCCAGAAGATGGTACATCACCGCATTAGTATTGGGTGGATTTATGTTTATTATAGGAGGAATGTTCTTCGCTATATTAAATAAATCGGCAATAGAAGGAGAATGGAAAGAACTTCTTCTATTATTATTGGGAGCCTTTATTGGTTCTTATGGTAAAATTATTGACTATTGGTTTAGTGATACGGATAAGGATAAGATGTTAGTTCAGAAAATGGATGAGGAAGATGGTACGGCGTTAAGCAATACCGCCGATTTACCTGTAACTCCACCAAACAATACTCCACTAATTCCAGAATCGTTTCAAACAGCTATTGAGAATTCAAAAACCGAAAAGGTAAATGATACGTTTGAACAAGTACCAACCGTTCAACCAAGAACAGGTATTGAAGTTGATGAAGATGGTGATGGTATAATGGATGGTATAGATTTCGACGGGGATGGCAAAATTGATATGTATTTTGCACATAGACAATGTGATCACGTTTGGGGTGACTTAGACGGAGATGGGATTGAGGAATGTTTAAAGTGTGGTAAAATAAAAGATGAAAATGCAGAAATGCACATGGAAGGATAAAATAAATATAAATTAAAAATTGACAAAAATGAAATTTAAAGAATGGGTTATCGAACTTTTCAAAGATGAAAGGGGATCAATATCGGTTAAGCCGGTAATAGCAATGGTAGGTGCAATGTTCCTATGTGTTACAATGGTATTAAATTCGTTCTCTCACGCGGATTTTGCTCCATCACCTGAATTGGTAAATGCAGTGATGTTAATAACGGGAATTGGAATGGGTGCCGATACTTTGGATAAATTCTCTCACAAAAAGAAAGAAGAAGAATTAGAAGGTTAATAAAATAAGATGTATGAAAAAATTATTAACATTATTAAGTGTTTTTTTACTAAGCGCTGTTGTCGTTAACGGACAAACAATAGGTAAAACTAAAACGGAAGACTATAAGGCGGACTTCGAAAAGAAAAGAGATATAAGTGCTTACATGGACTACGATGGTCCTCAAATTCCAATTCAAATATTAAAGGCGGGCATTTCTGATGAGATGTATGAGATGTATCCTGAATTAAAAGAAAAACGTGTTGGTTTGGGTGTTGCAAATATATCTATGGAATATCTTGAAAACTTAAACAGATTCAAATTTACTGAAGACAAGACAGAAATTAAGAATCGTATGGTAAAACAATTTCAAGCATCTCAATCCGGAATTTCTGAGAATAAGTTAGACGGACGTGGTAAAATCAATTTGGCTGAGTATTTTGTAACCATTGAGTGTTATGACTACTCGGTATCTGAAGATGAAACTGTGAACCTTAAAAATGGTGTACAAGATAATATGGTAACTCGTATTGGTCTTCAAGTTAGATTTACAAACGCGGAAACTGGTGTTGTATTTGGTGGATCGGGTTTAGGTGAGGCAACAACAAAAAGAGAATTAACTCTTTTGTCTGACGCAACGATTGACCCAATTAAATTCAACCAATCAACAATTAGTACTGCAACCAAAAAAGCTTTAGATATTGCTTGTGCTAACATTCTTGATAGAATGATTAAAAAGGGAATTTTTACAAAATAAACATATTTTAATGAGTTAAGATAAAAAAAAGGGGGTGTAATACCCCCTTTTTTTATATTTATATAAAAACAAACTTATGAAGACTCTATTAGTATTTTTAACATTCATACCAACACTTCTATTTGGTCAAATATCAACTTGGAGAAGTAACCCACCTACACAATCACAGACACAATCAACTCAAACAAGAGTTCAACCATCCATACCACAACAAAACAATGTGAGTAGTTGGAGAAACAATCCACCACAAGAATCACAACCACAACCAAGACGAGGTTCAAATATAGTAATCAGAGACCCATATTGGAATAACTATGGACAGGGGTGGAACAATTGGGGATGGAATAGATGGGACATGTGGGGAGCACCTAATTTTGGGTGGAATTATTGGTCTCCAATGCCATATTGGAACGATTGGGGTTACAGACAACCTGCAAGAATTTATGTTTATGATAATGGTAATAGAGATACTATTAGAGGAAAAAAACCTATCATAAGTTTTGGTATTCAAAAAACAACAGATAGACAAATTGGTGGATTCTTTACAATTGGTAACAAAGGATATTTCATAACAGAATATAATTTCACACATGATAGGTCAACTTTTTATCCACATGGAAGATTAGACCTCGTTGATTTTCCACTTGTTGATGATTTAGTTAAATTAAACTCATTTTATGTTGGTTTTGGGAAAAGAGTTAAAAGAACGGGAGTTCATTTTATGGTGGGTAACGTTAACGAGATTGTAAGATATCGTGGAAAAGATGATGATGGTTACATAACATTCCCAAAATATTCAAATCGTTTTACAACAATAAAAATAGGGGCTTTACATGATTATAAAAATTTTACAATAAAAATGGATTACGACCCAATTATTAGTAATGGTACTTTTGGTTTAGGTATTAATTTTTAAAATGAAAAAATATATTATCTCTCTCCTAATATTATTTTTTTGTAGTGAGTCGTTTGGTCAAACCATAACACAAACATATATTGATCCGTGTGATCAAAAGGTATATGTGGTTATTATTCCATTCGGACAAAACTCAACCGTTGCTGTTATTAGAGGTAAATCTAAAATTGTAACATTAGCAGATATCAGTAGTGGTGCGTTTCAAACATGGGTTAATAGTATATTTGCAACACCATGTTCAACACAAGACGATGCAATTTTCTTAGCTCAACAAGCGGCAGCAAGGGCTGCGGCTGATGCTGCGGCAAGGGCGGCGGCAGATGCTGCGGCGGCTGCGGCGGCTAAAGCTGCATCAGATGCTGCGGCGGCTGCGGCGGCTAAAGCTGCATCAGATGCTGCGGCGGCTAGTGCTGCGTCAGCCGCAAGTTCATCTGCAAGTGGTGCAGCAAGTGGTGCGGCATCATCTGCCGCAAGTAGTGCTTCAACGCCCCCACCAGTAAGTACTCCACCACCGGCAAGTAGTTCTTCATCACCTCCACCAGCAAGTAGTTCTTCATCAAGTAGCGGTTCATCATCTTCAAGTAGTGGTGGTTCATCATCGTCAGAAACTAAAACCGAGACTAAAACCGAGACTAAAACAGAAGAAACTAAAACTGAAACTAAAACTGAAAGTAAAACAGAAGAAAAGAAAACAGAAACTAAAACTGAAGAGAAAAAAGAGGAGTCTAAAACCGAGGAAAAGAAATCGGAAGAAAAGAAAGAAGAAACCAAAAAAGAGGAGGAGAAAAAGAAAGAAGAAGAAAAGAAGAAGAAAGAGGAAGAAAAGAAGAAGAAAGATGAGGTAACAAATCCACTATTAATGTCTTCTGACTTAACAACATCTCAAATGCCCGATAATAGATATTTGGTATCGATATCAATGGGTGTAAGTAAATCATCTATGGCGGGTGATGAAAGTTATAGTTCAGGTATGGTGGTGAATAGTGATTTAAGTCAAATAGTATTAACGGGTGGTTACACTAAAATGGCAATGAAAAAAGATGGTAATTTAGATGCGATACATTCATATGGAACAGCATTTGCTTATCTTGCTGGTAACTATATGAATTTGTTAGGTTATACTTGGATTAAGCCAACACCTAAAAAAGGAACATTTGGTTATAATGTTGGTATCATTAATTTATTCCTTAATAATGGAAAAGGATATGATTATAATGTAGCATCTTCAGCAATCGCATTTTGGACGAAGCCATATGTTTATTCAAAAAAACTTACAGTATCACCGCAGGTGTTTACTATGTTTTCACCAATAGCTTGGAATAGTACAAACGGAGAAACGACAGTTAATAGACATATGGGATTTTTATTGGGGTCATCATTTGATTATAAAATAACTAAACGTTTTGGATTTAGTTTCAATTATAAATTGGGAGGTAATACCAAACCAGGTTCCCCATTCTTAAGTAATTTTCTTATTGGGTCAAGAATGATGTTATAAAAAAATCCCCATTGATAAAAACCAACGGGGACATGACAAAAATAAATGTACCTCTCTCCTGATACATTTAAATTGTAACTAATATTTTTTCATTAGTCAAGTCTTCGTATAAATTTTTTATTTCAGCACATTTTTCGTAATCTTCGATGCTCTCAAAAAAAGGAATAACATCTCTAGATAATACGATTGTTTCGTTTCTATTAAACTTAAATTCTGTGTCCCATTCTAAACCTTGAATGATAGCCTGAACATATAGGGACAGAACACGTTTTTTGGTTTCTTTAAACCCTTTAAAGACCTCGACAATGTTTTCATATATCGATTGCTTATTAATGTCATAAAAGTCATTAAAATCGGTATACTTACCTTTAATGTGCATTGTTTTGTAGGGTGTTTTTGTTTTTGATGTGTATGACATGATTATTTTGTTTAAGGTTATAAAGATAAATAATAATTCGGAATAAAAAAATTATTTTTTGTTACTTCTATCCCATTTTGCTTTTCTAGCTTCGGGAGAGAGTACCATTGGTGTATCAATTGTGTGTTCAATTTTAACTCTAATACAGGTTTGAGGTAAACTACAATTCATTAAATAATTATTAATATAACCCATCATATTAGCACTACCAATTGGATTAGCGGAGTGAACATAAATTTGGGGTAAAGGTATTTTTTTACTCATACTTTCCGCCACTAAAAACTTACAACAATCATATCCCGTTTTCTCACCAACTATATTGTCATAATTTAACACATAATTATTTTTTACATTTGTATAGTATTCAACCATAGACTCATCACCTAAATCATGGTCTAACGAAATAACATCAAAATTTTCTAATCCATATAGCCTAATGGTAGAAACAAAATGTTCATAATTTCTTACAATAACCCAATCAGTTCCAATTGGTGTTCTAACATCGTCTAAGTATAATCTTTTTTTCTCAGTTTTCATCTTTCTTAAATGGTTTTGAATATTCCGGTTTAACTATTTTCCAAATTATGTCGTCAACTTTTTGATTATTTCCATTCCACATTGCGAACATAATTGCATGTAAAACTTTTTGTTGTTTATTTACAAATTCAGCAAATTCTTTTTTAGATGGTTCAGGGTCTCTGTCACCAAATTTCCCATATCTAAAACCATCATGTAATTTACCCGCTCGTTCTCTTAATTGATAACATGCGTATTTTAAATCTCTGATTGTGGTTTTAACCCAATCATTAAATTCATCTGGAACCTTTTCAAGTAACTCATCAAATGGTTTATTATCTTTTAGATATTCCCATATGTCACGATTAGATATGTTAGTTAGAATTTTGTGAAGTCTAACATATTCATCTCCTTTTATTTTCATTCGGAAACCATTCTTGAATTTTATTACGTAACCTTCTTTATCTTTAGATATTTCTTCTTTTAATAAGTCGTATGTTTCACCCCAAGTTTTATATGTCATCACAACTTCAAAACCCGAGTCCTGTGTCCAAAACAAACTACTATCGGGTATTTCTTCACCAGTTTCAGTATGAATAGCTCCAAGGACAACTAATTTTTCTTCTCCTTTATAATCAACCACAATTCTATTTTCAGGATAAATAATCTCAAACAAATATGTGTTGTCTTTTCTCCACGCACTAATATCGTGTCTGTCAAGTATTTCTTTTCCTTTAATTGCTTGTGGTGATGTAAACGAACCTCGAGTTGCTAATATCCATTCACCTTTTGTTTTTGGTGTTGGGTCATAATATGGATTATCGTAATCAGGTAAATTGTTAGGGTCAAAGAACCTTTCCATACCTGTTTCATAATTGTTATTAAACCATATATTATATCTTCTCTCTTCACTTAATTCATATTTGTAATAAAAGAGAATACCTAACGAACCATCCATTTTTTCATAGACAACATAATCTTCATTAGGGATATCTTCTGGTTTATGTTCCTCGTAGTTAAAAAATTTCTTAAATGGTCTTGCAACAATATCACCTTTTGAGTTGGTTACCAATCCACGACATTGCAAAGTAATCTCATCCCATAATCTTTCGTACTGAACTTTTGGGGAATAATTCCAAATAGTTAAGTCAAGATTTGGGTGGGTTTGTTTGTGTAACAAACCATTTTCGTAATATTTTTCTAATGTAGTTAGCACAATTTTTGATTGGTGTTTTTTGTGGTGGGTTTATTGACTTAGTAAAAGATTCAATAAATTGACTCATCTATAATTTAATTTCAAACCTATTCTTCATTTGTTGAAGTTTATCTTTTGGAACTCCGTGAATATTTTCATTACCATGTCTATTCTCTACAATTATTGTATGAACTCTATAATTGTACCTTTCGGCCATTTTAAAATATTCATCCATTTCCCATTCTTGTGTAAATGTATTTGCAACCACAATTCTCACCTTTTGTTGTCTCATTCTTTCGGAACACCTAAATTGACAATAGTTGTGAGCTTCTTTTAATTTTGTTGGGTCAAAATTATATTCACCATTTTCACCCTCAAAAAAATCATCCGCAGACAATATTTCTTGTGGGTTGTTATTTGGTTGTTGTAATATAACATTAGCGAATGTTGTTTTACCCGAACCCGGAACACCTCTAAGAAGTATTAAATCACCTTGTTTTTCTGTATTTGTATCCATTGGAGAGAGATTTAAAAAAAATTAAAAATGGGGGTCGAAGATTAATCCGACCCCTAATTCTTATTTTACAGCTGAACTGTCTGCTGGAATTTGTGCAGTTGTTGAATCTGTTGCGGTAATTGAAGTAGAATCTACTTGAGTTGCCGTTGAGTCAGTTGTTTCTTTTGAGGTTGACCCTGAACCACATGCTGATAGTGTTAATACAACACCAAGAGCTAAAATAAATGTTACTTTTTTCATATAATGTAAATATACGAAAAACATTTGGTAACGCAAAATTTAATAAAAAAAACCCCAACGAGTTGTTGGGGTTTAAGGTCTTTCGGTGGGTTCAACCCCACTTACTTATAAAAAACGAAAAGGTAATCGACAAAGAGAACCTTCATTGATATAAATATATATAACTTTGAGTAAAAGTAAAGTATTTATAACATTTTTTTCACAATTGTTAATTTTTCGTTTTTATATTTTAAAATAATCGGTAAATTCTCAATAATATTACCCTTTAAGATTTCCTCACTTAAGAAATCTTCACATAAATTTTGAATGATACGTTTCAAAGGTCTCGCTCCGTATTCTTCTTGAGTGTTTAATTCAAAAATTTTATCGATAACAGTTTTATCAAACGTAACAATGTAATTTTTATCTACTAAACGGGAATTTAACTTACCAATTTCAATATCAATAATTTTCTTTAGTGATTCTTCATTTAACGAGTTAAACAAGACAATATCATCAATACGATTTAAAAATTCGGGATTAAATTGTTGCTTCAATGATTTTTGAATCATAGTTTTCTTCACTTCATATTTTTGTGTTTCACTTGATGAAGTACTGAAACCAACACCACCACCAAACTCAGATACTTTTTTAGCACCGATATTAGATGTCATGATAATCAAACAATTAGTAAAATTAACTTTTCTACCAAATGAATCGGTTAAATGACCTTCATCTAAAATTTGTAATAATAAATTGAAGATATCTTTATGTGCCTTTTCAATTTCATCAAATAAGATAACGGAGAAAGGATTATTCTTAACCTTTTCAGTTAATTGACCTCCTTCATCATAACCAACATAACCCGGAGGAGAACCGATTAATTTGGATACATTGTGTCTATCCATAAATTCACTCATATCAACACGAATGATTTTATCGGGATCACCAAATAATAAATTCGCAAGGGACTTAGCTAAATGTGTTTTACCGACACCTGTGGAACCTAAGAAAATAAATGAACCGATTGGTTTGTTGGCATCTTTAATTCCCACACGATTACGTCTAATTGCTTTTGAGATGCTTAATATTGCTTCATCTTGACCAATAACCTTTTCTGATAATAGGGTTTCCATCTTTAATAACTTTTTAGTTTCGTTAGAATCTAATTTAGTGATTGGTACACCCGTCATTTCAGATACAATAGTATAAACATCATCAATAGAAACAGGAATTTTATTATCCTTTTGTTTTTCCATCCACTTGGACTTCTCAACCTCAAGTTTATCTAAAATTTTTCTTTCTTCATCTCTAAGTTTTGCCGCTTGTTCGTAATTCTGATTTTTAACAACAAGAATCTTTTTTTCTTTAATCTCATCAGCTTGACCTTTTAATTTTTCAATTGTATCGGGAGCACGTAATGAAATCCTTTTTTCAGATCCTAACTCGTCAATAACATCAATAGCCTTATCGGGAAATTGTCTATCAGTAATATAACGACCCGATAATTTAACAATCGTGTCAATCACACCATCCTCATATTGTACTTTATGGAAATCTTCATATGAAGTTTTGAGGTTATTTAAAATTTCAATGGTTTCCGATTGAGTTGGTTCTTTTAAAATTACTTTTTGAAATCTTCTAACTAAAGCAGAATCTTTTTCAATGTGTTTCTTAAATTCATCGAATGTGGTTGCACCGATACATTGAATCTCTCCTCTAGCTAATGCGGGTTTCATAATATTAGCCGCATCCATTGCTCCACTGGCATTTCCTGCACCTACCATTGTGTGTAACTCATCGATGAATACAATAACATTGTGTGCCTCTTGTAATTCATTTAAGATTGCTTTAATCCTCTCTTCAAATTGTCCTCGATATTTTGTTCCCGCAACTAAAGAGGTTAAATCTAAAGAGACAATTCTTTTGTCAAGTAGATTTGTGGGACAATCTCCTTTTACAATCATTAATGCGAGTTTTTCAACTAATGCTGATTTACCAACACCAGCCTCTCCAACAACAACTGCATTATTTTTCTTTTTACGAGAAAGAATTTGTGCGATTCTTCTCACTTCTTTATCCCTTCCCACTACAGGGTCAATCTTTCCTTCTTCCGCGAGTTTAATTAAATCGCGAGAAAAATTATCTAAGATTGGGGTGGTTGAACCTTTACGTCCCCTTTTAGGGTTTGTCGTTGGTCCGTCTTCAAAAAAATCTACTGCCATACTATTTTTACGTTTAGTTTCTACAAACATAACACATTTCATTCTAAAAAACAAATAAATGTCAAAATGTCTAAAAAAATGTCTAACGAATGTCTAAATGTCAGTTTTAGACGTTTGGTTTGCAATTTGTAAAATGAAAAATTAATAATATGTAAAATAAAAAAAACAAAACTATGATTACATTATTTAAAGACCCGTTTTTTAACACTTTTGATAAAGTGTTTGATGAAGCCTACTTGAAGGTGGATAACAGAATTAACTCTAACATTACCACAACAGAAGATGGTTATAAGGTCCTATTATCGGTTCCAGGACTTTCTAAAGATGATGTTAAAATATCATTAAAGGAAAGTAAATTAACCATATCACATGAAAAAGAGGGTGATGAATTCACATTTACTAATTCATTTAAAAAATCATACAACGTACCTGATGATGTTGATGAGAAAAATATTGTAGGTGGTGTGGAAAATGGAGTAATTGAAATTATTCTACCTAAAAGTAAAAAGAAATCAGTTGAAAGGTTGATTTCACTTAACTAACATTGAACCCTCGATTTATCGAGGGTTTTTTATTTGATATTTATTATGTATATTATAACATTAAAAATATCAAATATGGCAATTATATCAGAAACAATTAATGGAAAGGTAATTGATGTTATAATCAATTCATCTAATTTAAAGACAGCATCTTTCAATACCGAAACGGAAGACTTAACGGTAACTTTTAACAATGGTGCTATTTATGAGTATAATAAAGTTCCTTGGAATAAGTTCACTAAGTTTAGACTTGCTGAATCACAAGGAAAATACTTCAACGAGAATATCGCCAGAAGTCATAAGTACATAAAGAAAGGATGAGTTTATTTGAAGAATTAATTGAAGATAGGGGTGAGGACGAAAAAATCGTAGGTTCTTTTAAACCTAAAGATTCACTATCTGACCAAATATTTGAGGTTAGTGGTAAATCTTTTTCTATGCGAGACGATATAAGAAAAAGATTACTAGTAATAACAAATGATTTCGTGGACTCTTTGAATGTTGATGTGTTTATACATGATATCGTATTAACGGGGTCACTTTCTAACTATAATTGGTCACAATATTCTGACGTTGATTTACACATTCTTATAGATTTTGATAGTATCAATAAAGATAAAAACTCATCGTCTTTTCATGCAATATTGAAAGAATTTTTTGATGCTAAGAAAAACGTATGGAACGAAAAATACGACATCAAAATAAAGGGGTATGATGTTGAAATATACGTACAAGATGTTAATGAGGAACACATTTCATCTGGTGTTTATTCTATTTTAAATAACGAATGGGTTATTGAACCTAAAAAGGAACAGGCTAATATTGACGATAGAAAAATATTAGAAAAGGGTGAAGAGTACGCAAAAAAAATAGATAGACTTATTAAATTAGGTAGTAAAAAAGACGTAACTTCAGATATTGAAACACTAAGAAGTAAAATTAAAGAGTTTAGACAAAGTGGTCTTGAATCAGGAGGAGAGTACTCATATGAGAACTTAACCTTCAAATTACTTCGAAGAAACGGATATATAGAGAAACTTTTAAAACTAAAAACGGACATTTCAAACAAAAAATTGTCCATAACACAATAAAGAACCTTATTTTTTTCCCTATATCTATGTATTTATAGGATAAGAATAAGTTTATCTTAATATAAAAACAATGGCAGACATCAAACCTCTAGGAAGTGAGAAGCTTAATGGCGACGAGAAATTAAAAAGAATTCTCGAATTAACTTACTTTAATCAAAATAATAAAAAGTCTTCTTCTGTAAAACCAGAATTAGTAAAGGAATCCACAACGGGTGGATTTTTTGGTATCGTTAAAGAAAAAGACGGATACTACGTTAAAAGAGGATTAAATGAATCATCACTTGATTATATTGGTGGTATGTTCATGAAAAACAAAAACAAATTTTCATCATACTCTGAAGCGTTTAAAAGATTAGACCTATTAAAAGGACAGGAAGAATTACAAGAGGCAACGAAATACGTTTTAAAACCAAGTTCACCTAAAAGTGAATCTCCTATGAGTGATCCGGCAGCAAACGCTCCTATACCTACGCCAGCTGAAGAACCGGCACCTGAAGTACCATCTGAAGAACCATCACCTGAAGTACCAGCTGAAGAACCAGCACCGGAAGCACCTGTAGATGGTGAAGACGATGCATCAGGAAAAAGATCAAGTTACATGGCGGAAGTACAAAAATTTGCAGGTAAGTTAGGTCAAGAATTAAGAGACCAACACGAATCAATGGAAAGTGATGATATAAAATATGTTCTTAATATGATTATTTCTGCTGTTAATTTAGATAAGTTAGAAGATGATGATATTGAAGATATTGCTAAGAAATTTGAACGTGACGAAAAACAAGATGGCGAAGAAGTTCCTTCTGAAGAGCCGTCACCTGAAGATGAGGTATCTGCGGAAGAACCTGTAGATTCTGAAATTGGTGAAGGATATGACACAACAATGGATGCGTTAGAAAATTTTATAAACTCTTCGTCGGATTTTGATACTGAAGAGACTAGTTTAGCGGATTATGCTGATTTAGAAATGGAGGAAGATGTTAATGTAGACTTTTCTGAAAATGTTCGAGTAGACTTTGGTGAAGATAGTCATCCAATAGAAGAACCTATGGATGAGGAAGTTGAGTTAGATTTGGAAGAAATGAAAAAGGAGATTAACAATAGTATTCAAACAACATTAGGAAAATATTTCAAATAATGAAGTTAATCTATATAAATGAAATTGGTTCAGACTATAAAGGTCAAAAACAATACGAATTCATTTTTAGTGAGAGTACAGAAATAGATATGGATGAATGGTTTGTTATCCCATCCTCCTCAACATCTCAACCAAAATCACCTGAGGTGGAATACGTTGATTTAGTTGGATTATTAAAAGATACCGATTTACATTTAGAATTAATTCAAGACTCCGATTATTTCGGAGTTATTGATGCAGTAGATGGTGTAGTTGCGTTGGGATGGGAAAAATTTAATTTTGATTCCGAATTTGAGAGAATATCATTTAAATTTGGTGAATCATTAGAAAGTGTAACAAAAAAATTAAAACAAAGAGAATATCTTTTAATAAAAGAAGAATTAAAAATTAAAGAATCATGAAAAGGTCAGAATTAGTTAAGATGTTAATAAGTGAGGGTATGTCTGAAAAAACGTTAGTTAATTTCAGCGATAAACAACTTTCTGATTTACATGAAAGAATGGTTATTGATGCTGAGAAATTAAGAGATCCCAAATTACAAGCAATTGCGAACGACCCAAATATTGAAGTTGAGGTAAAAGAGGACTTAAAAGGTAATCAAAAGAAATTAGACAAGAACCACAATGGTAAAATTGATGGACAAGATTTTAAAATATTAAAGGGTCAAAAGAAAAAAAAATCAGTTAAAACAGATACAAAAGACAAAGAAGTTAAAGAATGGGTTGAATCTTTAGCGGAAAATAACTATCATAGTTTCACATCTAAAAATGAAATTATGGAAATGATACAATTTAAATTACAAGAGGCGGGTCCAAACGTTAATATTGGACATAACGATGTTCCTGAATTTATGACCTATGAATCTTCATCAGATGGTGATGTTGAGACAAAACCATCTAAACCAAAGGTTACGCCAGGTACAAAACCGAAACCTCATAACCCAAATCAACCGGGTCCATTTACAAAACCAAAACCAAAAGCTGAGAAAAGTAAGGTTTAAATTAGGTATTATAAGAAATAAATCTTATATTAGCCTTAATATAATTTAAACGTATGGCAATGAATTTCTCAAGTGTTGATAGACCCGATAGAGGTTTACAACATAAATTAAAAAATGAAGACACTTCATTAACTAAAATACCTATGCCAATTTGTGAAAATTCACAAGAACAAAACTTTCAAGAGTTATTGGCATCAGAAAGATATCAAGAAGTTATATCTAATGTTAATCATTATTTAGGTCCACATTATCCAAATAAAATAAATTTAAATAACAAATCACAATATAGTGAATTCTCCTCATTTATGATGAGATCTCACTTTGAGATTATTAGAATTGAAAGGAATGTTAGACCCGAACTGGAACAATTAGCAATCAAATTAGTTATGAATGAATTTCATATACCAAAAGATTCAATTCAATGGGATGTAAAAATTGTTGATGGTAGCAGTATATCTACGGATAATTTTAATATGGATGATGAAGAAACTATCCAAATACCTCAGGTTGATTTAGATAATGAGATTGATGGTGATTTTGAAAGATTAAATTTAGAAAGAGCTAAACGAAGATTAATTAATGCAATTAGTCAGGGAGCATCTAAAAAAGGTCATTATTCGTATCATTTGGTTAGTGAGGAGATTTTAGATATAACTAAAAGTGAAACTATTTTAGATTTATATGGTGTTATGATGTCAATAAATGACACGACTTATTGGCAATTTCCTGATATATTTTTGTCACAAATGGGTAAATCGGGACAAGTTGCTGGCACCGAAGAAATTGAACAAGGGGAACCACCAATCATTAAAGTACGAGCACAGAATTTTCCTGTTGCCGTTCATGAATGTATAAAAGGTTATTTAGAATTACTTGCAGTACACGGAAGACCAAGAGATGAAAATGGTGATTTTGATGAGGAGTTATGGAATAAGGTTTCAGGTTATGAAGACACTATGGACAAAGAAATGTGGGATTTAAGATTAGGACCATCAATATGGAATAGAGTAAGAGGTATGTTACCCGATGAAGTTGTTATTGATGAAAATGAAGAAGGTTTACAATCATATTTTTTATCTAGCCTTTACACATTAGAAGCTAAAGAGTTTTTAACAATGATGAAAGAAGTAATAGGAAAGACTTCAAAAGGTGAAAAAATGATTAAAGATTATTATGATTCCATTAGGAAAGATATTAATAAAAATTACTACGATGATAGTATGTCAACATATGACGATGACGATGAATAATTGAAAAGGTGGTTTTAACCACCTTTTTTTGTATTTATATATATGAATAGTAGAGCAGAACAATTAATGGAGTATGCTAAGATTATAAAAGATACCCCATATGCACTTAGAACGTATTTACAGACATTTGATAATACACAGAAGAAATATGTCCCAATGGACTTATTTGAAGACCAAATTCAACTAATACAGGACTACGAAGATTACAACGAAAATATTACAAGAAAATATAGACAAGCCGGTGTTACAACAGTAACGGCTGCTTGGTTATCAAAAAAATTACAATTAGCAAAACCAGATAATCCTGAGAGAGTTCTACTTATTGCAAACAAACGTGATACTGCGGTGGAGATGGCTAATAAGGTTAGACATTTCTTAGAACAATGGCCTGAATGGATTAATGTTGGGTTCTCACCCGATAAAAACTCAGAAAGTAGATTTAGATTAAACAATGGATGTGAGGTTAAGGCGGTTGCAACATCAGCGGATGCCCTTCGTGGTTACACACCTACCATACTTGTATTTGATGAGGCGGCATACATTGAAGCGGGAGATGATTTTTGGGCGGCCTCTATGGCGTCCCTATCAACGGGTGGTAAGATTATTCTTATCTCAACTCCAAATGGTTACGACCCCATCTATTATGGTGTTTACGACCAAGCATTACGTGGAATCAATGATTTCCATATAACCGATTTAAGATGGTTTAAAGACCCTCGTTACACCAAAGATTTACGTTGGATAAAATGTCAAGACATCTGTCATTACATGTTAAATAGAGAACAATATAATGATGATGAAGTTGTTCTACATGATTTTGACATGAAAGAATATCTAAAACTTTTAGAAGACGGTTATAAACCATTTTCATCTTGGTTTGAGTCAATGTCTAAGAAATTTAAATATGATAGACGTAAGATAGCTCAGGAGTTGGAATGTGATTTCTTAGGTTCGGGAGATGGTGTTATTCCTGGCGATATTCAAGAGAATATTGCTAAGAACATGATAAGAGAACCAATTGAAAAATACATGCAAGCCACATTTTGGCAATGGAAAGAACCAATCATCGGTCATCGTTATATTATGGGGGTGGATGTGAGTAGAGGAGATAGTGAGGATTTTTCAGCAATATCAATTATTGATTTTGATGATAGAGAACAGGTTGCGGAATATATTGGTAAAATACCTCCTGATGATTTAGCTGCCGTTGCATATAAATGGGCTATTTTATATGGTAATGCGTTTATTGTTACGGATATTACAGGTGGTATGGGTGTTGCCACATCAAGAAAATTAACTGAGTTAAACTATAAGAATGTTTACATTGAAGGAGTTAATACTCAAAACATTTGGGACTATAACGCCAAAGCGATGGAGAAAATACCAGGACTTAACTTCAATAATAAAAGAACTCAAATTGTTGCCGCATTTGAAGAGCAACTTAGGAAGGGATTTATTGTTAGATCTGCAAGATTATTAAACGAACTCAATACGTTTGTTTACATGAATGGAAGACCTGACCATATGAAAGGTTCACACGATGATGCCATTATGGGTATGTCAATGGCATTATACGCTGCGGACGTATCTTTTAACTTATTACAAAAGAATGAAAATGCTAACAAAGCAATGTTAGATTCTTGGACAATGAGTGAACGTACATACGAACCAAATAAGTCTTTTTACTCATATGGGACCGCTTTCGACCAAATAGGATCAATGGGGTTTGACGATAATCCAGCATTTAAAGATATACGTAACGTACCCGGTAAGAACCAATATCAAGAATATAATTGGTTATTTGGAAGATCAAAATAATGTTCCAATTACTAATAATTTAGTTTATATTATAAAGAAAAGTATTTATAGATATGGCAGAACAGAATTACACCGTCTTTCAGAAACTAACAAGAATGTTTGGTTATCCGGGTCAATCGATTAAGGATAAAACACCATCTTTTAATTTTAACAAAGATGAGTTATTAAAAACAGATAGTAGAGAAGACTACGAAAAGGCGATGTTGCAAGCACAACAATCGCAATACATTGCAGATAAATGGACCAAGTTAGACCAATCGGTTTATAATCAATCTGTTTATTACGAACCAAATAGATTGGCAGCATATTATGACTACGAGTCTATGGAGTTTACTCCTGAAATTTCAGCGTCGTTAGACATATACGCTGAAGAATCTACAACAATGTCCGAAAAGGGTGAAATATTAACCATATATTCAGAATCAGATAGAGTTAAAAGTATTTTAGTGGACTTATTTAATAATAAGTTAGATATAAATACCAATTTACAAATGTGGGCAAGAGGTCTTTGTAAGTATGGTGACGATTTTGTTTATTTAAAAATTGATCCAGAAAAGGGTATTATTGGTTGCCAACAATTACCGAATATTGAAATAGAGAGGTTAGAGGGTGCAACAGGAAAAAGTCCAAATCAAAGTTCTGATTTAAAACTACCAACAAGAGAATTAAGATTTACTTGGAAGAACAAAGATATGGAATTCCAAGCTTGGGAAGTTGCTCACTTTAGATTATTGGGTGACGATAGAAAGTTACCATATGGTACTTCTATGTTAGATAAGATTAGAAGAATTTGGAAACAACTTTTACTTGCTGAAGATGCAATGTTAATTTATAGAACATCAAGAGCACCTGAAAGACGTGTGTTCAAGGTGTTTGTTGGTAATATGGACGATAAAGATATTGAACCATATGTACAACGTGTTGCCAATAAATTTAAAAGAGACCAAATACAAGACCCACGTAATGGTAACGTGGATATGAGATACAATCAAATGGCTGTAGACCAAGATTATTTCATACCTGTTCGTGACCCGTCACAAACAAATCCAATCGAAACATTACCAGGAGCTCAGAACTTGGGCGAAATTGCAGATATTGAATATATTCAAAAGAAATTATTGGCGGCTTTACGTATCCCTAAAGCTTTCTTAGGTTTTGAAGAAGTTGTTGGTGATGGTAAGAATCTTGCATTGATGGATATTCGTTTTGCAAGAACAATCAATAAAATACAAAAATCGTTAATTCAAGAATTAAATAAAATTGCATTAATGCATCTTTATTTATTAGGATTAGAAGATGATTTAAATAGTTTTTCATTATCGTTAACTAACCCATCACAGCAATCAGATTTATTAAAGATTGAAACATGGAAGGAAAAGATTACTCTTTACAAAGATGCGACATCTGATCAATCTCAAGTAGGTATCTTACCAGTATCACATACATGGGCTAAGAAAAATATCTTAGGTATGAGTGATAGTGAGGTATTACTTGATTTACAACAACAACGTTTAGAAAGAGCGGTAGGTTTTGAATTACAAAATAGTCAACTTATTATTAAACGTTCTGGTGTATTTGATGAGGTTGATAAGAAATATGGAATTCCTGAAGAGGAGAGAGCGGCAGCAGAAGCAGCAGCATCCGGAGGTGAGGGTGCTGGTGGAGACATGGGAGGAATACCACCACCTCCAGCGGCGGGTGGAGGAGGAGAAGCTCCTTTAAGTGAAGCAACATCTAAAAAATCAAAAATATTAGGTATGTTAGGTGAAGAAAAAGAAGATTTTAATGTTTTGTTTGACATGGAAAAGGCACAACAGAATATTTATGAAATAGAAAATAAATTGAACGATATTTTAAACGACTAAAAATGAACAAATTTGGGGCACTTAAATCTAAATTATTAAACAAATTGACTGAATCTTATGCAAATGAAAATAAGACAGAAATTAAGAATATATTAGCCACAATCAAAGAAAACAAAGACTTTAAAGAAATGTACTTGTTTTACGAAGAAATTGAAAACAAATATATTGAGGATAAAGAAACAGCAAAATTATATGTTGAGGGATTAAATACATATTTTGGTCAACCAATAGGTAATTGGGATAGTTTAAATATGTTTTGTGAATCTTTAAATACTAAATTAGGTGAGGTTGAAATCGAAACTAAAGAATTATATGAATCTTTAGATATGTTATCAGAAAAAGATTCATTATCAAATATTGAAAAGAAAGTTATTGCAAAAAAGAAATTAGTAGAACATTTAACAACTAAAAAGGAAATTAAAGAATCTAAAGATTCGACTGTTGTTCCTAACGAAACATTACTACAAGCGGTATTAGCAAACAATTTTAACGTATTATATTCTAACACATTATCAGAATCACAAAAAGAAGAATTAAAAAATATTTTATCAATTTCTTATGATGATTTAATTACTAAGAGCAATGAATTACAAGAATCAATCATTAATCAGGTATCTACACTTTTAAGTGAATCGAACGACCCCGATTTAACCACTAAACTAAATAAAGTAAAAGATGAAGTTAGTCAAATGACAACATCTAAGTACAACTACTACAGATTAACAGAATTAAAAAATGGTCTTAATTAAGACCATTTTTTATTTGTTGAACATATACCGCTTTTAAAACTTCCTTCCTTTTAGTGACTGAAGGTTTAACAAATTCCTTCCTTTCCCTCAATTTTTGAATTTGCTTAGTTTTTTGAACTCTATTCTTATAGGTTCTTAATGCTGTTTCGATACTACGTTCTTTTGTTACGTCAATTATTATCATAATATATAATTATACCACAAATATATAAAATATTTTGGATTTACAACATTTTTTTCATATATTTTAATAACACCATAAAATAAAGATAATGAATAAAATTAATGAAAACAGGTAAGTATATCCCATTAGGGACTTACAACAATGTAAAGTATGGTTATGGTACAGTAGACTTTAAAAATCTTAAAACTATTTATGTAAAATTAAATTCTTGGTTGCAACCAGAAAATGAAACTGACGATTATGACTATCTAATTTCAAAATCAAGAAGAAAAATAAAAGAATTAATTTATAATTTAAACAATTCAAGTTTTAAACAACAATCAATTGTTGATTTAGATATAAGAACCAAAGGAATTAAGATTGAAAAAAAGTCTTTTATGAATTTAGAAATAACTTTATATGTTGAAAAGCAATTCGATATTAGATCAAAGGAAATAAAAACATTTATCACAGATTTGACCGAATCCGTTGTTGAGGATGGTTTAATTGATAAAAAACTATTCAATTTTTACAAAAGCAAGAAATAACCTTGGTATTGATGTATTTATAGTAATAAAATCTATAAATGAAGATATTAGGACCAAACGAAACGGGTAGAGGAATTTTAATAGAATATGACGCAGGTCATGTTTCTCCCGAACAAAACAAGAAAATTATTTCGGAAATGAGGGATATGGACTTTTCACAAGACCTTATCCTTTATGCCGTTTTACAAAAATACGACACTCCAAATAAGAACGGAAGGATTTATCCTGAGATGTTACTTAAAAGAGAAAACGAAAAATACCAATCACTTATTAAGAAGGGAGGAGCATTAAACGAACTTAATCACCCTTCATCATCTCTTATCGATTTAGATAGAGTTTCTCATTCAATTCTTGAAACTTATTGGGACGGAAAAATCCTTATGGGTAAAATAAAATTATTCACTTCGCCAGGATGGAAGAAGATGGGTATTGTATCCACTAAGGGTGACCAAGCGGCTATGTTAATTATGAACGGAGCTACTTTGGGTATATCCTCTCGTGGTGTTGGTTCCTTAAAAAACATTAAAGGTCAAAACATTGTTCAGGATGACTTTGAATTGGTATGTTTTGATTTAGTGTCATCCCCATCAACTCCAGGTGCATACATTTTTAGTGACCCCTCAGATAGGGACCAATATCAAGAATCAGAAATTAAAAAACCCGCGGTTGATGATAGAATGTCCAAACTTATGGGAAAATTAGATACTTTTTTGAGTAAATAACCAATTTTATAGGGATACAAATATTAAAAATAAGACTTTTTATTAAAGTCGTACTATTTATTAGATAATAAAACAAAATTTCACAATGACTGAAAAATCAATTTTAGAACAAGCGTTACTTCAAGTACAAACACTTGAAGAAGCAGTAAAGCAAAATGCAAAGGGTATACTTGCTTCAACCATGAAACAAGAACTGAATGACTTGCTTAAAGAATCATTGGAAGAAGAGGATGAAACTAAAATGCCGATGGGTGAACAACCTGAGGATGAAGTTGATCCTGAAGAAGAGGAAGACGATATGTCAGATGACGATGCAACAGCAGACGACTCTGAAAATGATACAGACCTCGATAACGAACCAAACAAAGACATTGAAGGATTAGATTCTGAAGATGATGAAGAAGGAGATGAAGATCTCGCTTTACCACCAGCAGAAGAAGGTTCTGAAGATGAGGACGTAATGGATATGACCGGTGCTTCAGATGATGAAGTATTAAAAGTTTTCAAAGCGATGAAACCAGAAGATGGTATTGTAGTTAAGAAAGACGGAAATAACATTGAGTTTGGTGACGGAGAAGACGATTATATTATCAAACTTGATGATGAAATGGAATCTGACTCTGAGTTTAATGCTGAACCCGAATTCGGTACTGAAGAAGATGAATTTTCAGAAATGGATATGATGGGTGATGATATGGAAACTGATGAGGAAGAAACAATTTACGAAATTGAGATTGATGAAGAAGAAGATGAAGAAGAAGTTGCTGAAGGTGATGAGATGGAAATCGAAGCTACTGAAGCAGCAAGAACATTTGGAACGGGAGTTAGGGGACCATCTCAAAAAACAAAATACAAGACTGGTCGTCACGAAATGAACGAAGAAGTTGAAAAGTTAAAGAAACAAAATTCTGAATACAAGAAGGCTTTAGTTTTATTCAAAGACAAACTTAACGAAGTTGCTGTGTTTAATGCAAACTTAGCTTACGCTACACGTTTATTTACTGAACACTCTACTACTAAACAAGAGAAATTGAACATATTAAAGAGATTTGATTCAGTTTCAACGATGAATGAATCTAAAGGTTTATTCAACACAATCAAATCTGAATTAGGTACAAAAACAACAGTTACCGAGTCAGTAGTTGGAAAAATCTCTAACACCCCATCTACATCATCATCTCAAGAAGTGTTATCAGAAGCTAAAGCTTATGAGAATCCACAATTCAGAAGAATGAAAGATTTAATGGGAAAAATAAAATAATAAATTAAACAAAAAAACAAAAACATACAAAATGGGAGCATTATTAGAATCAGGTATGGTAGGTAACATCGGTCTTAAGCACCTTCGTGTTATCAAAGAAGATACCATCAGAAAATGGGATGACTTAGGCTTTTTAGAAGGTCTTGACGGTCACCAAAAAGATAACATCGCGCAATTATATGAAAACCAAGCGTCTTATTTAATCAACGAAGCAGCAGTAGCTGATGCGTCTGGTTCATTCGAGACTGTGGTTTTCCCAATCATTCGTCGTGTATTCTCTAAATTATTAGCTAACGACATCGTGTCAGTACAAGCTATGAACTTACCAATTGGTAAATTATTCTTCTTCATTCCTAAAATTCAGGAAAGAAACGGAGCAGGTCACTATTCTCCATATGGTATGCCAGGTGCTGGTGGAAGCGCCGCAACTGGTTACACAGGTGGTAACTTATATGACAGATTCTACGAAGCAGGTGATGGTAACAGTCCTGATACAGGTCTTTTTGATTACTCAAAAGGTCAATATTCAGCTGTAACTTTAACCGCTGTTTCTGCTGTTACTTTCAGTAATGGTTCAGTTTCTGCAATTGCAGTTTCTGGTGTTACTGGTTCATCAAACGCACAATCATCTTTAATCTTGAAATTTACAGGATTTGCAAAAGATGGTCAAGGTAAATTAATCGGACCAAATGGTAACGCAATGGATACTGAAGAATTTTTAGCATCAGCTGAAGTTAAATACTTAACTGACTCTAAGAACTTCAACGTTGTTACTCAGAAGTATGGTAAAGGTATTGTTGAATATGGTTCAACTGCATCTTCTACTAACTACCCTTCAGGTAACTACAATGATATCTGTGATGCTGATGGAGTTATCTACGTAAGTGTTGATATGCAGAACTACAGTGCAACATCTGGTTTCTCTAACATCACATTACCTACAGGTACAACTATCGGTGATTTCACATTAACTTTCAGAACTTATGATACTTTAGAATTTGAAGATCAAATTGGTGAAGTTTCTTTCGATTTACAATCAGTAACAGTTTCTGTAACTGAAAGAAAATTAAGAGCTACATGGTCTCCTGAATTGGCTCAAGACGTTAGTGCATTCCACAACATCGATGCTGAAGCTGAATTAACAGCTTTATTATCTGAGCAAATTGCAGCAGAAGTTGACCGTGAAATTTTACGTGATTTACGTAAAGGTGCAGCTTGGAAAGCTAAGTGGGATTACAATGAGTGGAAATACGGTGGAGCATCAGGTGCTACATTACAAGGTTACACTCAAAAAGATTGGAACCAAACTTTGGTAACTAAGGTTAACCAAATTTCAGCTCAAATCCATAAGACTACATTAAGAGGTGGTGCTAACTGGATCGTTGTTTCTTCAGAAGTTTCTGCAGTATTCGATGATTTAGAATATTTCCACGTATCTAACGCAGCTCCTGAGCAAGATTCATACAACATGGGTATCGAGAAAATCGGTTCTCTTGCTGGAAGATATCAAGTATATCGTGATCCTTACTTCCCAGCTAGCAAGATCTTAATTGGTCACAAAGGTAAATCACTATTGGACGCTGGTTACATCTACGCTCCATATGTACCTTTACAATTAACTCCAACAATGTACAATCCGTTCACAATGACTCCTATCAAAGGAATCATGACACGTTACGCAAAGAAAATGGTAAACAACCGTTACTTTGGTGTAATCGACGTGAAAGGTATCACTACATTCTCTTTGGATACATTAAGATAATCTTAATAGGATTGAATATAAAAACCCTCGAAGAAATTCGGGGGTTTTTTGTTATTGGAATATTCCAAAAAATTAGTTATATTTGCATTATGAGTGAAGTGGACTACACTAAATTAAGGTTAGATGTCTTAGAAAAAATGATACATTCTAGAGGTATAGAATGTAAGATGAATAAGACCGAAATGATTAGGACGTTGAAACTCGACGATGAGGGAAAGTATATTCCACCAATGAAAGAGACAACGTATGAAAAATCCGATGGAGGGTTTATTGTTAGTGTAGATTTATATAATCGTTCACATTTAATACAACTTGGGAACTTAATTTTAAAGAAAGAAGCAAAAAACTTACACAGGTACGCAACCGGTATGTTATATTATTGGGTGAAACAAAAATTAATTTAATATGAATTGGATAGAGTATTTTTTACAGATTGCTGAGGTGGTAAAACTCAAATCTAAGGACCAATCTACACAGATAGGTGCCGTTGTAGTCGGTGAGGGTAATAACGTCCTTTCTACGGGTTATAATTCATTCCCAAGGGGTTTAGACGATTCATTACAAGAACGTCAGGAAAGACCCGAAAAATACTTCTGGATGGAACATGCCGAACGTAATGCAATTTATAATGCGGCATTAGAAGGTGTATCGTTGAAAAACTCAACAATCTACTTAACATCGGGATTACCTTGTATGGATTGTGCCAGAGGAATTGTTAATTCCGGTATAAAGACGGTATATTGTAAGGAAGTCTGTACTACTAAAAATAAAGAAAAGTGGGATGAATCCCAAAGTAAGGCTAAACAACTTTTAAATGAGTGTGGGGTTAATCTTATTTATTATTGAGAATCAGGTATTTTAGTATCCTTTATAAATTTTTTGTAAGAATCTTTATATGATTTTTGACTTTCATCGTTAATATCTTTAGTATACTGCCAGTTCCAATATATATCATCGTTTGGTTTGAAACCATAAAATGAATGAACTTGTTTTTGTAAATCAACAACGTTACTTCCATTCCAATTATGTCCAGTACAAATGTATCCAGATTCGATATCTTTTACTATGTTAGACTCATTATGTACCGTATGTCTATTTTCAACCCAATTAAGTCTTTCAATTAGATTTTGATAATACATATTTGTTTGTCCCCACCTTATTGAACTAAAAAATATAACCGAATCTGATTCAAATAGTTCTTTGGATATTTTCCAAAGTTCATCTGATTTGTTATTGATACTCGCCCAACATCTGTGATGACCTGAAGGATTTTTATCCTTGTCTTCAAGTTTGGATTTTAATACTCCACATGAATCTCCGTCTTTTCTTGATACGTTACCTTCACATGGAAATATCTTAAGTTCAGGTACGTCTATTAATGTTGACTTATCACCCAATTCATCATTAAGATACATTGCAATCATTTTAGATTTTGGTATATCAATATTATTTTTGTCCCAATTATGTCTATTAGAACAACTTAATAGTAAAACTTTTTTCTTATTTTTAAGAACATCCAATGTTTTCTTTAAAGATTTCCAAGCATCAGATTGTACCATCTCTTCCGAAATCATCATTTCTCTAATCCTTTGTATGTTCTCTTGTAAGTTCATTAAAATTTTATATTTTATCTACGGCACCTGTGAATTTATGACATTTTTCAGATACACCACCTTTATCGTGGTCAGTAATAGATAATTTCACATTATCGTAATGAACGATTATATCAGGATGATGATTTTGTTTATCTGCGATTTTCATAACTGAATTAACAAATGGTATAACTTCTTTGTAGTTTTTGAAGTGATATGTTTTGGTAAGTTTATTATTACCCTCTTTCCAATCACTTTTATTTATAATCGTTCTTTTCTGTTCCTCGGTTATAATGTATTTCATAAGTTAAAATTTTACCAAGTACGACAAGCCCAATATCTTGGTTTCCAACGAGGACCTGGATTATCACAATTCATACGAGCTCTAAATGACTTACGTCTTGCGGGGTTATTCTTTTTGATAACCATTCGTTTACCTTTAGCGGATTTACCACCAAAACCGAAATTTACCTTAACAACCTTACCCTTGTCGTTCTTGACATACACTTTAAACTTTTTAATATCACCTTGCATGATTTTTCCAAGTTGAACTTTACGTCCTTGATATTCAGCCTCATTTAACATATTGGTCGACTCAAAATTTGTGTTTTGAACGGAACCCGATTCATCTTCATAAATTAAAACTGGCGTATCTTCGTTATATTCAAAAAGTCTTTGAAATTGTTCTTCAGATATTTGAATAATTGTTCTTTTTTCTACACCTTCAGATAATCTATCAAATTCTTTATATCTAAAAGGATTAGACATTCTTTCTGGTTGACTAAACAATCTTTTTTTTCTTGTAAACGCAAAACTTCTACTTCTTTCATCAACATTTTGTTGTTCGTCAAATTTTGTCATTGTTGGTTTATTACCTTTTCCAATTTTAGGGTCCTTTCTTTCTGCACTTCTTTTTTGAGATGTCATCGCCTTCTTTTCCTTTTTATCATATGAAGAGGCAACTTTAGGAGTATCTTTTGACACTTTTTTTGATGGTCTACATTTTGGATATCCTTTCCTTCCTTTTTCACCATCAGCATCACTACGTCCACAAGGTGGATGTTTACCATTAACTTTTTTACTTACATCTACCCATTTTTCTTTAAACCACCTACCTAAATCTTCTTGTAATACCTCACCATTATTGATGGATAATTTAATGTATTGTAGATCTTCTTCGTTTATGTGTATTTTCATGATTTACTTTTTACCGCTACAATATGAACCCGAACATTTTTTTTTACCATCTAATCCTTTTATTTTACCTTTACAAACTTGTACAGCATAACCATTCGCATATGCCGATGGATAAACTTTAAATTTAGATTTTGCAGCAGATAAACCTCTTGAACAAAGTTTATTACTCTTTTTTTCCGCTTCTGACAAATTCTTTTGTTCAAAGTAACCATCAATAAAGTTAGCCACTTCTTCAATATCATCTTTAGATGTAGTTATATGGTCACCCGCCCACGCGTGTTCACCCGTAACTAATTTTGGAAAATCAGATTGGTGTTTATAGGACAATATCTTTTCGATATCATTCTTAATTTGAACTAAGTTGGATAAAACCATGTAAGTTCCGTCTTCAGATATGTGTGATTCTTGTTCCTTTACCACTTTTTTTAAATGTTTCTTAATTAATTCAGTTATATTCATAATAATAAATAGTTTTATTTTTCAGATACTATCTCAAATTTTATTGTTTCGTTATAGAATATCTCCTCTGTATGAGTTTTTCCCTTTATTTCGACCATATATTCTCTCGGTATCATAAATGAAGTGTCAAACACAAATGAGTTTTCGTTTGTTACATCAAGTTGTGTCCAGTCGTAAACAACAACATCGGTTCTACCTTCTTTAATGAAAATTCTATAGAATACTTCATCAAATAAAACTGATTTTGGTTCATTTATTGACCTAAATGTAACAACCACTTTTCTTTTTTCTCCCCTTAATATTTTTTCATTTTGTTTCAATCCGAAAAATTGAATAACGTATCTTTGTAATTCTGTTTGATTTTCACCAATTGTAAATCCGGCAGTATAAGGTTTTGGTACAAATTTTTGACTAACGTTACTTATTGACACCCCATTAAGGAGTAGTCCTTTCCATTTATCAATATAGAACCTTTTTCCGTCACACAAGACACCTTGTAAACCAAATGTAACCTTATATATTCCTTTTCGTATTTTATTTGTTGTAAGTCCTGTTAATCCACTAATTGGTGTTCCACTATTATCAGTAATGTCAACTGTTGGTAATGAATCTAAATCATAGTAATTAGTTCCCTTTGTAACATGTAGGTATAAATTCTGTGTTTGTTTTTCAATAAAATTATGTCTATTATCTTCTATTCTATCTTGAAACACAGATTCAACAAACGGTTCAAAGAATGTTTGTGTGTATTTTGTAAAAAACGCCACAGATTGGTCAATTTCAGGTGTGATATTTTGATATATTACTTCAAAAGCAATTCCTAACCCGTGATTTGTATTCCCCGATAAAATTATACCATTTATATAACTTGTAATATCAACATCTAAATTTTCATTACCATTATCAAAATGGGCGGTGGTAACAATAACAGGGTCGGTACTATAAACACCCTGACTTGACCATTGATTCAATGTGGTTTTATTAAACCAGTTAGATGGTCTCTCATCAAATGTACTATTACCTGCAGTAAAGTCATATTCACTATCTTGGTAATCAAAACCTAAACCTTCGTCCCAAAACTCACTTATTTTAAAAACTATTAGATTAAATGAAGTTGCACGATTTCTACCAGTGGTTCTATTCTGACCCTTTAATCCCTCGTCACCAAATATGGTATTGGTCATTTTTAAATAATGTTTAGTATTTTGGTCAATAACCAAATCACCATTATTTATTTTACCTTGTAAATCTGTAAGATTAACTTTAAATAAAAATTTAGAAAATCCTGAACCATAGAAAATCTCAGTAGTTGGGTTTTTAGCCGTGTTTACCTGAGAATTCTTGATTATCGTGTTGTTTTTTTCAAAATATGAACGGAAATATGACATCTTCTTTATTAATAAATATCAAATTAGTTGATTCTAATTGAATTATTTAAAATATCTTGTTTCATTGTTTCCATTAACTTCATTAAATTAATATAATTTGGGTCACTCGGTACTGGAGGACCGACTAAATTGTGTTGGTGACTGAATATTAAATTAATTATGGACTCAATAAGTCTAATAAGGGTTTCACCTCTAACTGACGAATATGTGTGAGGTAAAATGTCATTCATGTAATTTTCCTGACTTAATTCATATTTTTCCAATTTAGAAAAATCTATCGCAATTTGTTTTTCAGGGGGATTAGACTCTGGAGATAACAAAAATATTTTATCCGATTTCAAAGATGAGAAAGTTTGTTCGGAACTTGGTGTGTCTCTTAATTTTGTAACAGTTTTAGTTATAGGTTTGGTTGCTGGTGACATTTTTGTTTTATCATAAACTAACCCACTTTTAGGACCAATTCCAGACGCTAAAATAATATTATTGAATATGATTACCCTGTTGTTTATTTCATCTTGAGTTGTCAATATAGAATTTACACAAGATAATGTTGGTCTAAAATAAAATGGATGTAAATCAACACTTGAAAATGGTAGTGTTGGATCTATATGAAAAAGACTTGTTTTATTGTGTATTTTCTTTAAGGTATGTCTAATTTTTTTATAGATACCATTTACTCCATTAGACAAAATATCCGATACGAATACAGTAAATGTTGGTTCTGTTGTTCCCGTTGTTATTAATTGAGTACTACCCGTAATAATTGGTGAATTTTCTAATTTTGGATTATTTGTGTTATATATGTTACCATAGACTGTCTGTTTAGCATTATCAAAATCTTTAATTAGATATACATAGAAACTAATAATTGCGTTACTACCATCAAATTTATCAATACTATATTCTATTATAGATTTTAAATTTTTAGACTCAGTAATAAGTTCAGTTGTGGTCTCATCATAATATTCTAATTTATTAGTATATTTTTTAAGGTGAAGTGTTGCCATTTTATTTGACATGTATGGCTTATTAAACATGTTTGGTTCTTGAGCAACCATCGTTTTTGGTACAAACTTACCTCCTCTTAAAGATAGTCCGTTTTCTGTAAACAAAACGTCTGAACCATTTTTACCATATACGGCATAATCTTCATATTTTGCAATTGACGATTTTGCAAAGGTATCAATAATTTGGCCATCTTTTTGATTAACGATTTTGGGTAATTCTGAATCGGCACCTCCGTATGTTGTGTTTTTAACTTGGGACGCATATACTTGTGTGTTAAAATCATGTGTTGTGGTAAATGGTCCAGAAATATATTCTCTATTTACTGTGTCTTTAATCGGGTCATAATTGATGATTTTAATTGATTGTCCGATTAAGGGTACATAGTTTATATTAGCGGGTAAAAATGGAATAGCAATAAAAGGGTCTTTGTCGTCCCATGGTTCATATTTTAAAGCACCAGCAGAAGGTCCAGAACCGTTACCAAATGTTTGGATACGTATTCTACCTAACCCCAACGGGTCTCTATTATCTGAACATAGACCCAGTTCAATAATTCTAGTGCTCACATCACTCATTTCTTAATTCTTTTTTCTATTTCATCGTTTATTTCATTGAACAATTCTTCAACACTATCAAGATGTCTTGTTAAATCAATGATTAATGTTTTTGTTTTTTCAAATTCATCATTCAATTCATTTATTGCAAGAAATAAATCTTTATTTGATTTATTTTTAACATCGCTAATAACTTCAATAATTTTTTCTTTATCCATATTAAAATGTACCTCCTCCTACTGTTAATAATCCCGGTGGAATAAATACCGCACCAACGAATGGACTTGGGTGTGGTATAATAACCGAAGTATTACTTGCGGCTATGAATCCATTTGTATCTTGTTCTTCCACGTGACCACTTATTACTGATTTTACTAAATCAATTATTTTATTATCCTCACCAAATATGGGTGAGGTTGAAACACCAGATTCTTCCAATTTTTCAATTGCACGAATCACCGCACCATCTTCACTATATCCAGGTTTTTGTAAGAAAAATGGTAATAAAAAGGTACTAATTCCGGCAGTTGCGAACCCACCACCAAAACCTGATAAAGCTAAATCAATTGCTTTATTTATTAAACCATATAAGTCTTTACAAGTATCAAAACCACTTTCAAGTATTTTTGTTAAAATTGCAATTAATGATAATAAAATTAATCGATATCTTTTACCTTTCTTTTTTAATATTGTTGCAGCAATGTCAACTAAAAATACCAATAAATCTTTTTTAACTCTTCTCCAAAATTCATTAATAAATTTCCATAATAATTTTGTAATAATTTCATTAAATAATTTATATAAAATTTTCATCATTTGTTTAGCGGTTTTTATTACCCCACCAACACCTGTAACTAAAACTTTATAAACTATTATGAATGGTAAAAAATATTTTGGGGTTAATAAAGAACCGATAAGTGCCTTGGGTAAACTAAGTATGAAAGTATTTAAAATTGACAAATGAAAATTATCTGGAGGTATTGAACCTTCAGACTGATTATGAGCATCGGACGCAGCATTAAATAAAGCATCATTTACTGAATCATTTAAATTACCGTCATCATAAACAAAATCTTCGAAATGTGTTGGGTTTATGGGTATTTTAAAATTATTACAATCTCTAAACTTTAGTACTTTATCTAACCTATCTTTTTCATCATCTAAGTCAACTCCCTCTACATCATCAAAGTCAAAATAAGATTGGATGTCTTCGTCATTTTCGTTAAATTCTGTGGTTGCGTTAGGAATTTTACCATTTTTGGGGTTTCCACACATTGCACATAGTTTCGCCAATAATCTATTTAAATCATTAAACCCCTTATCAAATAAAGGAGGTTCACTACCATCACCATGTAATGTCATGTATATTGCGGTTTTAGTAACTCCACTAAAATCTACGGGTTCAATACTTGAATAATAATCAGTAAAAAATGTTTTTATATTTTTACCTTGTAAACCTGCAACATCATATCTTTGGTTCGATGTGTCCCACGATAATGAAAATAAATTATTACCATTTAGAGATGTAAAAGTATATGGACTATTAAAAGCATTATATAAATTTCTATTCATTTTACGTTTACCTAAATCTGGAGATTCTTTTTCATAAACAATTTGACCAACGTTTGATGTTGGGTCAACGGTTAATACGTTCATAAAATCAAATTCTTGTGGTTTTAATGTTACAGTGTCAGTTGAACCAAATGTTTTGTTGGAACCACATATACCGTCTCCTGCAAATAATATTTTTTGTACCGCTTCTAAAATAATTTGTTGTGACGATTTTAAAGTTTCGATAGCCGATTCGTTTGTAAGTTGTCTTAACCTTTGTTTTGAGAATAACTTATCCGAAGATTCAACTTTTATATTTTTCGCACTTACAAATTTTTCTACCGTTTCTAATAAATCAGAGAATACGTCACTAGCTCGATTTATCCCACCCTCTAACTTTTTTAGTTTTTTTGCGGAAAAATCTGATAGAGTTTTTGATAGGTCATCGGCACCTTTTAATGCTTTGTTTTCATAACCATCAACAAATTTGTTAGCCTTATCCTTAGCATTATCTTTTGCCCTTTTAATGGCATCAATTTTTTGCCTAATCTTTTTTCTTGTTTCTTTTATTTTGTTGGACATTATAGTGTGTAGTTTGACTTACCTTTATTATCAGAACCAGTTTCCATTAATTTGTCCAATATTTCTCTATCTTCATCAGATAAGGTTAATTTACCCATAGGTCCACCGGCCTTACCTGTAGATTGTGTTTGTTTTAATAAAACACCTTGTAGTTTAACTAAGGAGATTTTTTTCTCAGTACAATCGTTTAGGATTTTTTGTTGTTCTTTGATGACGGGACCTATTACACTCATGTCCTCAGCATCTTTCATAAATGTTAACATTTTCTTTGTTATCATTGATGCTGTATTCTTTTGTTCCACAATGTCATTGTAGATTTCCTGCATTAAAGCTAATGCAGAATCAACCTCTAAGGAGATTAAATTTCTTTGTGTTCTCATACCAATAAATAGGTTTATTCTAAAAATCCACCTAAAATTCCATCATACAACTTTTTAAATCTTTTGAGGGATATTCTAATTTCTTTGGTTGACAATGAAGTCATTTCTCTTAAAGAGAGTAATATAAGGTTTTTATTGAATTTGTTACCATCTCCAACTTGAAATATCATATCAAAATTGTTAAAAATCTCTAGTAACGC